GATGCCATCAGACATGGTATTATTTATTTGAGGAACAGTAGGCACATGCCGACACTTAAGAAAGGATGGGCAGATAATGAGCTGTAAGCTTTGTACACTTCTTCCAAACGAAGAACTAGAATCAATGCTGGTAACAAAGTCAAGTCGCTACATTGCTGCTAGATTTGATATTGGTTCAACTACGGTAAATAAACATCGCAAAAAATGCGCAAGTATTGTGGTTAAACTGGGTGTTGAAGATGATGAATATCAATCATTAAACTGGTCTGGGATATCCGGAACTTTTAATACCGGTGTGCTCGCATCAGAACTAACTGGCATGAGCCATGAGCAAGTTCTTAAGATGTTTGGCCATGACCCTAAGACTGTTGAGATTGATAAAGTCCTACGTGAAAGCCACAAGCAATATTGGGATAGAGATAATCAGGAAATGCGCTGGAAGCATTCATATCTTTTTTCAGTTAAGAAGAAGAGCGAAGAGTTAGCTTCTGAAATTATTGATGTTGTGCAAATTTTAAAAAACATGAAGACTGGTCAGCCAATTGCTAAAGCTAGCAATAGGGCAGTAGAGTCTACGTTTGTGCTTGATTGGGCTGACTGGCAATTTGGAAAAGCAGAGGGCGGTGGCACTGTTGCGTTGCTTGAAAGACTTGACCTAGCTTTTACTGGTGCAGTAAAGCGTGTAGAAGAACTACGCAGTATTGGCCGTAAGCTTGATGACTTAGTTATTATTGGTGGTGGAGACATGATTGAGGGTTGCGTAATTTATCCTAACCAGTCTTATAGCATTGATGGAAATAGGCGTGAGCAAGTTCGCGGAACAGTAGCATCAATCTTGCATGGCATTACAACTCTTGCTCCGCACTTCAAAACTGTTAAGGTAGTTGTTGCCCCAGGAAATCATGGAGAACACCGCATCAATGGTAACCGTACTGAGATTGGTGACAATGATGACCTGCTTGTTTTTGAGATGGCTGAGTTGGCCTGCAGGAATGATGTAAGATTTAAGCATGTGTCATTTGAAATTTCTGAACGAGAGATGTCTGTAACAACTAATATCCTTGGCTGGACTTATGGTATCACTCATGGTGATGTCTATGGTAAGACTGGTGGTTCAGGAGTTCGTAATAAAGTTTTTAATTGGTTCAAAACTATGGCTGCAAATCGTCATCCTGTGGGCGGTTCTGACGTTTTAGTTACACATCATTTTCATCACGATGCACAGGAAGATTGGGGTAATACTCTATGGGTTCAATGTCCAACGATAGACGGCGGGAGTCACTATTTCAAAGAATTTTCGGGTCACGATACAAGGCCAGGGATGGCAAGTTGGGTCGTAACAAAGGCCGAAAGATATCAGGACAAACAGATTATCAGATAATCATAACTAGAACTATATACGACTCTGAGATTGATGAGTTAGTTGAAGTTCCTATTTGGTGCGGATGTAAAAGACCTGCAATAATGCTAAGCCCAGCACTTCTTGGGTGTGAGCATTGTGATACTGTATGCACTGATGCTGATTGTGAAGATTGTCAAAAATTTAATAGGAGATTTGGTGCCGGTCTATAATTATAAATGTCCAAAATGTGAGATAATAGTACAGCAAGAACATAAGATGGATATGAATCCTAAGATTCAAGATTGCCCAGATTGTAAGGTGTCTTTATTTAAAATGTTTACTTTTGGTGGCATATCATTTAATGGCACAGGATTTTACTCTAACGATAAGAAAGAAAAATAATGCCTTACTATATAAGTAACACTCAAAAAGGTTGTAACAACCAGTGGGCTGTAATTAGTTCTGCTGGACATATCCATGGATGTCACGCAAATAAGCAGGCGGCTATTACACAAATGGTTGCAATTTCATTAGCAGAAAAAATAAGAGTTGGTGGAACTTGGCCAGCAGATAAGAAGAAGAAATAATGGCAGAGAAAACATATAACCCACCTGTTGGTGTGCAAAACGCAGCTAAACGAGCATTAAAATGGATTTCAGATGGCAAGGCTGGTGGAGGTTTCACTAGCGTTGGACGACGCAGAGCATCACAGCTAGCTAGCGGCCAGTCAGTTAGTAGAGACACAATCGCTAGAATGAAGTCCTACTTTGCTAGACATACAGTTGATAAAAAGGCCACAGGCTTTAACGCTGGTGAAGATGGCTATCCAAGTCCAGGTCGCGTAGCCTGGGATGCTTGGGGCGGTTCAGCTGGTCAAGCATGGACTAACCGAATAAACTTAGATGATAAAAAAACCCCTACAAAGTAGGGGCTTTTTTATTGTCGGGTAGTTCTACCTATGGTAGTAAAGCTAAAACAATTGAGACTATCATAGCCGCAACTGAAAGCCAAACAGCAAGCGCACTTGCTTTATTTTGACGCTGAGTTTTAAGTTCTTTTACATCTAATTCAATTTGATTAATTCTTTTGTCTTGTGCGTCTAGCTTCTTTTCCATACGCTCCTGCGATTCTCTAACAAATTTTACACCTTCTTCAAGGCGACCCAAGGCTACATATAGTTCTGGTGAATCAGTCATTATTCGCCCTTATCTCGTCTTAGTGGGTAGGTTGCAACCCAAATAACAAGTGTAGCAAGAATTAGTTTACCAACAACATCTTTAGCTGTACCTTCAAGCACAAGCCAACCTGTTGCAAGTCCAACCAAAGTCCATGCTTGGTCTAGCATATCTTTAAAAAAGTTTTTCATTATTTTCCATTTCTTCTCATTGCGGATAGTGATGCAGTGCCAGCAATTTGACCAACAACAATGGCCCCGACGACTACTTTTTGTGTTTCTTTACGGACCTTAGGAGAAATATCTGCACCAATATTTCCTAAGAAATTTATTGCGTCAGCAAACGCGACAATAGCCGCACCAATGACTGGAGTGTTTGCTAATTCTTCATCAATAATAATATCGTCTGCCTGCGCAGCAACAAATAATGCCTCAAGGGCTTGCTCATATTCGGGGCTGCCTTGTTCTGCAGTTTCAAGCACGGCATAAGCAGCTTCCTGTAACTGTTCTACCTGCGCATCAGTTAGTTCTGATGGTTGAATATCCACTAGCGCAGCTAATGATTCTTGTGCTGTAAGAACTTCTATTGGTGGTTCTACAATAGGGTCTACAGGCTCTATTGGGACGACTGGAGCTACAATAGGCGGCTCTGGTATAAATGGTGAGTCTGGAATCACAGGCTCTACAGGAGGCTCTGGTATTACAGGGTCAACAGGGTCTACTACTGGAGGTTCTACTGGAGGGTCAACAGGGTCAACGGGTGGGTCAACAGGGTCAACGGGTGGGTCTACAGGGTCAACGGGAGGGTCTACTACTGGCGGTTCAACAGGTATTGGGGTTGGCTCAATTACTGGTGGCACCATGATAGCTGGCTCTGCAGACCAAGCAGAATCTGGGATTAGCGTAAATGCTGTGACTGGGTCAGTGTAATACAAATAGTTACAAGCCCCACCACCATACTCATACCACCAAATGTCTACCTTTTGGCTTACACCTGATTGGAATGTATGTGTACCACCACTACCGCTACAACCTTTTAGTGTCCAGTCATTGATTACATTCTGACCATCAATATCTAAATAAAAGCCATCATCAGCCATAGACTGAAAAGTAACTTCACCATCAATAGGCATAGTGATGTAGCCATACCAGTGAATAAGAACAAAGTCTTGCTGGCAGTTGGCAACAACATCGCCACCTACATCAAAGTTAATGTTTGGAACTATGCCTGTATTACAGAGAGTGTACTCAGTTCTATCTGGGGTAGATGCTGAATCGTATGTGTAAACATCTTGAGTAAGGCCAGCAACACTGTTGGCTTTTGCCAGTTGCCCAATAAATAATGATGATATAAAAATAAAGGCTGCTAGAAAAGTTCTAGAAAATTTCAGCCCAAATGAGGGCTGCTTCATCACTCTCTAGATTCTTCTACTTTTTGCACTGCATCTTGAGCTGCCTTAGCAACATCTTCTGTGCTAACTGAACCAGTTACAGCAATTGCGTAACCAACTGCTCCAATAATACCCAGCATCAGAGTAACCCAAGCAATTAAAACACCTGTAAGTGCGCTACCTGTAATTACTGCGCCAGAACCAGCAGCACCACCAAGGATGAATAGGAATACTCCAAATCCACGCCAAGCTAGTGTTCCGACAATAGAGGCGATTTCTTTTATTCTTTGCAACATTTTAGTCCATTCTCGCCCTATTAGTAATTATACAGTATAGCTATTCTGCTATCATTCCGCCAGTTCTAGGTGGGTTAACAACAACCTTTGCTTCAACTACTGGGGGCTTTGCTGGCTCATGAACTTTAATGACAGGCTTTGCAACAACTTCGGCAGGCTTTGAAGCAACTACTTTTTTATTTATTTTTTCAACAATTACTTTAGTAGCATTAACTGATGTCTTCTTCCACTCTGGGCGAAATACAGCAAAAACATTGCTATAGTTACGCACACGCTGAGCAACTTGTCCACCATTAGACTTTGAACCATCGCCACGACTTGTGTTACCTTCACGACAAACCATAGTCTTCTTTTTAGGGTTGTTGCTTACAACAATACCTGTGTGGTCTGGGTCATGGTCATGCTCCCAGTCAAAGAAAATGATATCTCCAGGCTGAGCATCCTTAGCTTCAACTTGCTTCATGCCACGCTTTTTCATTGCAGCAATACCTGCAGTGCAGGATAGGTAGCCATTCTTTGTTTGAAGACCATTAACAACATGTCCAGCACCAGCTTTATTAAAGCAGTAACTTACAAACTCTGCACACCAATGAGTGTGGTTAGCTCCAAACCATTTGCCAAAAATATTGTCTTTGTTTGGTCCTTCTTCATATTTCATTTGTACAAAAACTTCAGCTACCTTCAATACAGCCTCTGGAGTTCCTGGAGTAATCCCTCTTTTTTCAAGGATTGGATGTAATTTTGTTTCTACCATTTTATTTTCTTTCTTTATTATGCAATCGGGTATGAAGTATTTAAATAATAGTTTGGTGCATCAGTTGAACCAAATGCGGACACAATAGACATTGAGCCATCAGTTGCAATAAGTAGCCTTCCAGGCTTAAGCAAAGAGTCTGGTGTTCCTGTAGTTGCAAAAGAGTTTGACGCAATTGCCACACCAACAGCGTTACTTGGTCTAGCTCCGGCTGGGATGGTTCCAACGCTATAAGTAGTTCCAGCAACCGTAGTTCCAGTAGGCTGAACCATACCTTTAATATAAGCAATACCGTTTACTACTTTATATTGAGGGACCGGAGAGCCTGCTATAAAGTTTGGTGTGCCACCAGTCATTGTTATATTCGCCCACCCAATATCACCGTGAATTGGCTTCCACGCACCTTCATTATAAATATATAAAATATTATTTATAGAATCCCAGTTTAAAGAACCCTCAATGCCCGAGTTAGACGGAGCACCAGTTGGGGTTCCTGCTGAAGTTTGTAAATTTAATGCAAGTCTAGTATTTGTAGTTGTAATAGAAGAAGCAAGTGATGCAATAGTAGAAGAGCTATCTGTGCCTCTAATATTTGACTTTAAGGTAGACAATGCAGTATCCGCTGTTGTAGCAAGAGTTTGAAAGTGACTTTCAAGCGGAGTTAGGTTAGAGGTTGAGTCTGGATATGTTATAGTCCAGGTTGTTGTATTTGGCATTATTTAGCTTCCTCTTCTGGGCCTTCTCTTAAGATAATTCCCTCATCGACTGGTTGTGTAGTAGTTTGATTTTCCATTATGCTGACTTCCTTAGTGCTACTATTGGTGAACGAGTTCCAGAGCCTGTAGCTATTGTACCAGCAGTTGCCGGCATTACTCCTGGCGTGTTTGAAGTATAAGTACCATCATAAAGTTCTGGGTAATTTAAGTTTAGTCCGTTGTAAGCCACGCTCCTAGGCATCCACCAACCTCCACCACCAGATGCGCCAACTGCAGTACTTACTGTGACTGGCAGTGCTGAACCATCAACAAAGCAGCCAATCCAATACCAACCAGGTTGAAGCACAAAACCAGTACCAAGCGTCACGGTTGCGGCAGCTCCAGTAGTGTTTGTTGCTACGCTAGCTTCAGAACTAGTAATTTTAGAGGTAGGAAGTCCAGTGGTTGTTGAAGAACTATACATTGCAAAAGTTATTGTTGAGCTTGTTCCAGCCGTTACGACGTTTATGCTATATGAGTCATAGGTTCCCTTAGTTGGGACATAAAAACTAGTATAGTAAATTCTATCAGTCAACTGTGTTGCCTGACTTGTGCCAAATACTGCTGGCCCATAGTAAGATGCAGAAACAATTGCTTTAGGCGCAATTGCAGAACTCTGTGGCACCCAAGTTGAACCATCGTAAACAAAGTCCTGTCCACTATCTACAACATAGCAACCATCACCAACTGCTATATCATCACTTGACATTAAATCTCTATTAGCATTGTTAGTAAAAGTAAATCTTTTAAGAGTTTGAGTCCAGGCTCCGGTTGCGCCATTTAAATTCCAAATAAAATATCTTTTGTTTTGACGTATGTAGCAAATATCTCCATCAACAAGAGCTGGCTTGCTAGAGTTAGTATCAACTGTTAGCCCAGTGGATTCAGTATATACTGCATCTCTATCTCCAGTAGTGCTATATGCAAGAATTTTATATTGAAAACGGTCGGTTACCGCTTGCTCAACACTGCTTGCCAATGTGGCAAAGTGGCTGTGCAAGGGTATAAGCACAGATGAAGCATCTGGCGATACAAGTTTCAGTGTAGATGTTTCGGCCATTTTCTCTCCTAAGAAGTGTAAGTTATCTTTAGTTTTGGTGGATAAGTTTTTGTTGCGCCATCAAAGTATGCATAGTCATCTGGGTCTGCTGTTGCACCAATACCTATGGAGAAACCTTTAATTGTTCCACCTGATATACCATTATACACTGTTGAGCTTAATGATATCCATTTACCTTCACCATAGCTAAATGTAGAGCTAAATGGGTTTGTGGTCGCGGTTGGTCTAGTGCTAGTCTGGTATGCATGAGTATCAAAATCTGCTGTGCCACCGGCATTATAATAAAAATGTCTGTTCTTAACATAGATTGACGCTGAAGTAATAGTTTTTCCAGCAACCTTGGCTAAGTCTGTAGAAGAGAACCAAAACGATGCTGTTTTTTGAGAACCTGCAGCAGGTCCTTGATACATCATTCCAGCATCAGTATATGTTCCGCTACCTGTGATAAGGTTGCTTCCAGCCCAGGAGGCTGAACCGGAGGCAGTAAACGTAACTGTCGTTTCAGTTACAACTGGCGTTGTTACTGGAGCCGTTGTAGCAGCAATAGTGATTCCTTTTAAAGTATTTTGCAGTGAAGCAAAATCTGTTGCACTAGTAATAGTATCAGTCAAATATTTTATCTGATATTGCAAGGTTGCAATTTTTTGTTGATGACGAACATCATTTGCATCCATATTTGAAAGCTTTGAAATAATTCTTGACATAGCTGCATCGCCAAGTTCATCAAGTTGCTTATCTACCCAGCGAGCCCATTTCTGCATAGATTCCGGGGCGTTAGAGATTGGTTTAGTTGACATAAGAGTTCAGTGTATCTCCTAACGGCATTACTGCCATATCTGAAAAAGTCATAGCATTGTAGTATGAACCAATATCGGTAAAACTTTTTGCAGGATAATATGAATTAAAACTAGTAAAAGTATTAGCTCCATATAAAGCTACAGCACCAGAAGTAAGAGTTGCAAAAGTTGTAAGTAAAGTTGTTGTAGTAAATGTTTGAAAATTTGTTGAATAAGTTGAAACAAGGTCATCAAATATAGTATCAACTTTACCAGTTATACTAATTCCAGATTCAGAAATATTTGCGCTAGCAACACGATAGTAACCATTATTATAGAAAAATCTAGACCCAGCAATATTATTTATTTCATCTTCAAGTTTTGATGTGCCAATTGTTAAACTAACATCAACCGACGGCCCCGTAGCAAAAGCTGCTGACTGCGATAAATGATATGAAGAATCTGATATAAATGGATTATCTACAGTGGCTTTAGAATCTCTTGAAATAAAGTTTTTATCCGCACCAGTAGAAACGGAACGCAAAATTTTATTTACAACAACTCCTTCTCCGCAAATATAGAGGGCTGGTACATCGTCACTTGAGGATTCGGCAAGTTTAAAAGGTTCAACATATGCTGAATTAGCTTGATTTGGTGCTTGAATGTTTATTTCTAGTTGCATTGGATTATCTTCAGAAACCGATACAGAAACTTTACCACCATTACTATTCCACCAATCAGGTGGTACTGGAATATTTAAGTTGTCTAAAACAACGTAGATAGATTTTCCTTGACCACCTTTAAACCCCTGAGGAATGCTTTGTACGCAAACAGGTTGAAAAATTTTAGAGCTAGTAGTTGAATTTTGAATATCAACTACTTCTTTACGCGTCTCCCCCATATTGACTGAATAAACTGTTTCAGCTTTATAAATTAAAGAATCTTGTTCCCAAGTTGTGTCATAATCATAAACTTCAATAGTTCGCGAAGTTCCAAGCAAAGTGACGTTTGTTGAGGTTCCGCTTCGTTCCGTAACCGGAATAGTATTTTTTCTAATTTTTTGTAGGCGGACATAGCCGTTAGCATCGGCATAAATATCTGCCTTATTTGCTATGCAAAACATTTTAATATAGTCCCAAACATTGCCTTTCCATGCGGGATAGGCAACTGGTACATCAAAAGCAGTGTCAATAGTTACTTTAGTTATTCCAACAAGACTGCAGTAATACTTAAAAGCAGTAGATTGCGTTGCTGTAGCTCCAAAGTGTGGTTGAGCAGTTTTTTCAGAATTAAACTTAAATAGAATACTGTCAATGCTTAGCTGAAGGTTATCTCCATCGCTAACAGACATTGAACTTACCGTGCCGTTAAAAGTTCCACGCCCATAAGTTTGTTTTTGATAATCATATTTTGATTCTCCAGAAAACATTCCATAATCCATCAAAGAAACTTCGCGCCCCAAAAGGGCCGTACTTCTATTTGCCCCTGAAAGATTGACTCTATTTCCATTAGCATCAATTTTTGTTAAAGCTGCTGGTGCAGTAACATCCATGGACCAAGTTGAGCCAGAAGCATCGGTAGCATCAGTTGGAATTGCTTCAATATTTACAGAATATGTTTGTACATCACCAATTCGGGCTAAGGTTGAGTCAATTGTGGAAAGTTCTATAGCCATGCTTCAACTTCTTTTAATTTAGTTGTCATGTTAATTAATTTATTGTTTCCAACAATATTTTTATATTGAATTGTTGGTGCATCCATGACGCAACCAGTAGAGCCCTGTCCTGGACTCCAGCTTGTTCCATAATAAACTGATTGAGTATACGCATCATGGTTATGTCCAGCAACGCTTGTGCTTACAAAATAAGTGGCTACACCGCCACGAATAGTGATAGTCGACGGTGTGGCATCTGACTTAGAAATATATATTCTTACAGCTTTTACACGCGGCGAAGCGCCTGTAACGTTGCTAAATTGACCAGAACTATCAAAAACACTTGTTCCGCTAATGGTCAACTGGTTTAAAGTTACAGTTGTACCTTCTGTTCCATCATAAAGAATAGGCACAGCCTTAAGGCTTGCAGTTCCAGTAGCAGAATAACAAAAACCAACCTGCAAGAAATGTTCTTCTGGAACAAGCAAAGTTAAAGACCTAGATGTTTCTGCAGTATTAGTTACAGTATATAGTGCGCTTTGATATGGATAGCTTCTATTTGTTGTTGAGTGAGTTACTGGCGTTGGTTTGTTATCGCTAGAAATGTGGCTTGGCCAGTCACGCACAGAAAGCATTGGTGCAGCCCAATGCGGTGGAAGAATATTCTTAGCAAATGGGTCTTCCCAATAGAGCAGACCGCCACCATAAAGTCCATCTTTAAAGTTCTTGATAACCTGCAAATCATCTAATGTGCCGTTCCAGCTTAAATCATAAGATTTAGCTGAGCCAAAAGAGGATTTAACAAAGCTTCCACCATTATTAAAAGTTTGTTCAGAACTAAATCCAGTAGCCCCAGCATTCATATCAGCTAGTGGAGCTTTAATCCAAGTACCATAACGCTGGTTACCAAACCAAACTTTACCATCATATACAGCCATTAGTTAGACCCTCTCATTGCAAGTAACCTATTTCCTCTATTTGCACTAGTAGCAATTTGCCTATCATCTGAATACAGATTTATTGGACGGTTAGACATTGCCATTAGCTGATTTACTGCTTCAGGGGATAATTCTACCACAATATTTCCACTTCCAGATGAAGCAGATTGTTGAGAACCGTAAGACTGTCTATATGATTGCATCCTATTTAACGCATTTAAAAAGTCTATGCCATATGTCTTTACTGCTCTAGCATTAACAACATACTCACCATTTGAAAGCATTTTAGGAACGCTGTCGCTTGTACTGCTTCCCGGACCAGTTACTAAACCACCGCTAGACATGTTATTGCGGTCTAAAAGTCCACCACCGCCAAACGAACCTCCAAGCATTCCACCCACAAAGCTTGGCATTCTAGTTGGCCTCATGCTAATTTCACCAGTACTACGCATTTGTTGTCTCCAAGAATGTAAACTTGAATCTATTCTTGCATTAGAGTATTTGTCTAAAGACTTTATTCTTCCTAGTTCGCCGTGAGTTTCACCCCTATTTTGGTCTTTATTGTTTCGAGCTTTCCATTTACTATCCATCTGTTTTCCAAACCACTCACCAAGAATTTGAGTCCAGTCTTTACCAACAGGGTTAGGTTTTTTATTGGCAGGAAGATTGCCCTTATTAATAGCATTCAAAACATAAGGCCCAAGCGCCTTAGCAGCATCTGCTTTAATAACATATTCGCCGCTAGATAGCATAGCTGGAACAGAATCACTTGTGCCGCTTCCAGGACCGAAAACTTTTCCACCAGACTCATAACGCTTTCCAACAAAGCCACCCATAGCTTTTTTCTCATATTCGTAAACAGCATCGCCGCGTTCGTTATATCCGGCAAGCTTCCAACCCTCACGCATGTTGCCCCAACCATCTTTTGGTGAGTCTTTAGCGTTTTTATACAAAGCTTCATTAACATTCTTAACATACATTGGGTCAGTTGACTTACCTCCATGTTGAAGGTAATCAGCAAATTGTTTATTGTTAGACTTTGAAATATCTATAACACCAGCATTAACACTATGTGTGTATGGGTTATACTCTCCAGGATAAAGTTTTTCATGCTCTTTACCTAGTTCAGCAAGACTCTTAGCATCCTTCCATGCGGATGCTGCTTTCTTCTGCGCTGCGCTAAGATTAATTGGATTAACAACTTGTGTATACGGATTGTATTTTCCAGGATTTAGAGCAGCATGAACTGAAGCAAGGTCAGCTAAAGGCCTGCCAAATTTTTTAACAATTGGCGGCTCTTTATAAAAGTTAACCGAGCCGTCATATGGGTTGTAATGCCCAGGGTACATCTTTCTGTGCTTTGCTGCCAGCCCAGCACGGTCAGACTCTTTGTATCCCGTAGGAAGCGCGTGCTTTTTATTCCATGTAGCTAGACGTTTTTCATAGTCAGCTTGCTGATATTCAGCATCATAACCAGTCCATTTTGACTTGCCCTTATTGCTACCCCATATGTTATCTTTACTTCCGCCATTGCCAGCGTACCAGTTTCTTTCAACGTTACCCATATAGCTGCTTTCCCCATTCCAGCTAGATGGTGTAAACGCTGAGGCAGCAAAGTTTATTGGCTGCACTGCAAGGTTTATTGCATTTAATCCAACATTTCCAACGTCATACCAGAACCCACCTGCCTGCTGTGCCTGTGTAGGACCACGCACGGCAGTAGGCTTTAGGTCTTCAATTGGGGTAGTTGATGGGTTATATCCAACAACCTTACCACTTTGACCCTTTTTCTTCTTTTTATCAGTTTTACTTGTATCTTTAGTAGATGTTTGGTTTGCTGGATTCTCACTAGACTTAGCCCACCATTCCATAAAAGCTCTAGTACCAGGGTCTGCAACAACTTTAAGAGTAAGAGTATTAGGAAGTTTATTTACAATAGTTTTAAAATCCTCAAAAGACTTGACGTATGGAGCAAGTTCATTTTCAGCAAAACCAAGTCCCATAGCTTTAGTTTTAAACTCTGATTTCAAAGAATCTGCTTTTGCTTTAATTCTATCTCTATCAGCTTTTTGATTTTTTCCAGTGTATTTGCTATATTCATTTGCCAATGCTGCAAGTTCTGAATTATAATCACCAACAAGTCCAAGAATTGTATCACGGTTTGCAATAGCGCCTCGACTATTTCCGGTTAATCCAGTACTAGCATCTTCTGCGGCCTTATTGTATTCAGCTTGTTTATTTGTGATTTCACTTCTTTTAGTATCAAGTTCTGCACGGATTTTATCAGCACGAAGAGTATCGCCATATTTTAAAGCAATATTAAGTTGATATTCAAGAATATTTTTATCTGCAGTCATTGCGGATATTTCCTGATTAATGGCTTGCATCTGTTTTTTAGCCTCAGAAAGTCTATCCGAAACACCAGCCCATGATGTTTCTAACTTATCAACTGCTTCAACAGAACCATATCTGATAGTAAATGCGGCACCTATAATCGTTGAAAGGTCACCAACATAATCAGTTAATGTGTAAACCCTCTTAATTGTTTCATTTAGGTTATTGTCAAATTCATCAAGACCATCACCAGCGGCACCAGTAGCGCCCTTAAGGGCTTTCCAAATTTTAGTATTTCTTAATCCAGCTTCTGTAGTGCCATCAAGGGCTGCTGCAATATCATTAAGGTCTCCATAAAGTTGGTCACGATATTGTTTTGGAATTAGTCCATCAGCAAACCATGCACTCAAGTAATCTTGTGCACCCTTGCCAGGGTCAGCTAATGCCATGCCAATCATATCGCTAATTTTAACATTAGCCTGTTGAGCAAGTGCATCTAAATCTAGTCCTTGGTCAAACCAAGACTCAAATTTCTTTTGCACAACATCATCTTTCATGACTGCCTGAGCAAGCCACTCTTTAGAATTTTCACCTAGAGCAAGTGTTTGATTTTTAACTGACTCGGTTACATGAGTAACTTTATCATCGAGTTCAACTACGGAGCCTGTAGCATTTTGCATGCTTTCAGCCCATGTTGTAATTTGTTTTTGCTGAGTTGTAACCTTGCTTTTATAGGTTCCAATAGCATCAGCACCATCCTTCCAAGCAGAAGTATCTTTATAAATTGCTTCACGGAAAGAGGCAATACCACCGCCGGCCTCCTCAAGGTTAACCTTAAGTCCCTCGATATAAGAAGATATTGCGCTAACAGCCATAAGCACAACAGATATTGCACCAGCTGCCATTGTAAGTTTAGTAAGCGCTCCACCAAACTTATTTGTTATAGATTCACCAGCAGTCATAAGCGCAACTGTTTCAGCCTGAGCAACATTTGTTCCAGCAAGGGCAGCTTGCTTAGATTCAAGTGCAATAATTTCACCTTGAATAGCAGCTGCATCTGCCCGGCTAGCCGCAATTGATGCTTCCGTGGCGACGGTATTACCAGTTGTTGCACCTAGGGAAGCTTCTTTAACTAAAATTTCATTTTCAAGCAATGCTAAAGCAGCTTGCTTAATTGATATCTGCTCACCAATAACTGCTATCTCTTCTTGCGTTGCTAAAGCTGATGCAGTCTTTGCTTCAGCCTCTGTCATAGCGGCAGCACCATTTGCTTCGGTAGCAGTTGTGTTTGCTACTTTTGCATCAGTGTTTTCCAATGTGGCAATAGTATCTTGATTTGAAGTTAAGGTAGCTTGAGCCATTCCACTCTTTTGGTCAATCATTCCCTTAGTTGAGTCAAATCCAGCTCTTCTTGCATCAGCACCAGCCCTAAGAGTTAAGTCCTCACTGCTACCGCGTGGAGCAATTTTAATTTCCCCAGCAGCTTCCATTTCTTTAATACGTTTTTTGCTAGCAACTTCAATACGGCCATTAGAGCGAATGATAAGCTGCTCTTGACCCATAAGCATTTTTCTGAAACCATTTAATCCAGTATCTTGACCCGAAATTTTACTTAAAGAAACTTGAGCTGTTCTAAATGCTAGAGTAGCTGCGGTTGCTTTCATGCTAATCATCTTGTAGGTAACCATGACCGCTATTAGTCCTGCAATTCCAGCAATAATTTGCATTGCAACTTTAGCCATTGGATTTTTTGACCATTCATTCATTGATGTTATTAGCCAATTTATAGCGTCAACAGCAAGTCCAACAGCTGGAGAAAGTGCCTGCCCAAATGCATCTTGAAGCATTTTAAGCTGATTATTCATTAATTCCATTTTAGTTGCAAGATTGTCTTGAGTCTTTGCGTATGAATCTGACAAGAATGAACCATTAGCGTAAGACTCTTGAGCATCAGCCATTGATTGATTATAAACATCCATATTGTTAGCAAGCTTCTGCAATGTTGAGACTTCACGTGTTTCCTTGATGTTTAGACCATCAAGTGCACCAGTCATGTTCTTGCTATTCTTAAGACCATCAAGCATTGCTTTAAAGAAACCTTGAGGGTCGCTCTTCCAAAGTTCTTTAGCCTGAGAAGCGCTCATACCTAGGTGCTTGGCATATGCATCAAGAGGCTTACCTCCACCTTCAACGGCACGATTAATATCACCAAACAAACGCGTAATAACACCACGTGCTTGTTCAGGTGCAATACCCAGAGATGACATGGCTGTAGCCAAGCCAACAACTTCATCTGCTGCAAAACCAGAATTATTTGCTGCTGCAGCAATATTTTCTGTCAATGTGAGAATTTCTTCATCAGTAGCAACAGCATTAACTCCGGCAAAGGCTACGGCAGAACCAAGCTTATCAAAGTCCTCTGAGGGAACTTTAGCTAGCTGAGCAATTCGACCAAACTTTTGCGCGACAGTATCTGAAGCAAGTCCAGTAATTGCCGAGAACTTTGTCACCTGTTCTGTAAAGTTTGTGATACCATCAGCCTTAATACCCATCTGTGCACCAAGGGTAGTAATCTTAGATAGTTCATCAAAAGCTACAGGCAGCTCACCAGTTAGCTTAACAATTTCATTACGCATTCCAGCAAATTCATCTGGAAGGGGCTGCATTGCTCTTTCAACAGAAGTAAAAGATGTTTCATATGATGCAAATGTTTGAACAGCTTTTTGGAATTCTCTTCCAACACTCATGAGAACACGCTGGAACTGCTGATAGGTATTCGCAACGTCATACAAGGCATAGCGTCCGCTAATCCAGGAATCCATCATCTTACGGTTGTATTTCTCAACCTGAGCCATGACGGTCATCTCGCCCTTCATCTGACCCTTAATCATCTCAGATGCAGCTTTTCTTTTTTTAGCTTCGGCCTCTATGCCTTGGTCCATCCAGCTTTGATGAGTAACATTGTCATACGCTCCAGGAGCTGCAGTTCCTTCAAGGTTAGGAAGTTTAGTATCGTCTTTCTGTTTTCTCTTGCGGATTCCATCAGGAAGTTCAAAAGCGTCACGGCCATTCTTATATTTACCAACCGGGCCTGAAGCAACAGAAGCATCAAGTTCGGCAATAAGCTGGCTTACGGCTTGAATAGTTTCAGTGTAGCCCTTTTCTTCTGCAACCTTAAGCTCAGCTAGAAGCTGTTTCTTAATGTTTGTGATTTGAGATTTACCGGCAACACGGTCTTTTGCACCACGCACGCCTTCAGCAGCAAATACATCAACCTCAGCAGAAGTTAGCTGTCCATTGCCATCACGCATGCGACGCTTGCCAACAGGGCCAGACTTAATACTCTTTTGAACGTAAGCTAGTTCTTGTTCAAGTCTGCTAATAAGAGTTGGGCCAAGACCGCTAGCAACTGCAGAAGTTAAAGATTTTTGAATTCTCTGTTCTGCGGCTTGTAGCTCTGCTAGTGGTGCGGCAATAACACTTCCAGGAATTCTAGGAGTCTTCGGCTGTGCCTGAGTCTGCGTTCCAAGCTGAGTATCAATCTCAGCTTGAGTTTCCTTGATTTGTTTTTCAAGTTGTTTCTGCAAATCACTCTTAGGAATTCTAGGCTTCTTTGCCCTAAAACGATTTTGCCAGTCGCCACCAGCATCAAGCTCCATGCTTCTAATTCCGCCATTAGCCTGAATCTGTCTTTGATACGCATCTGCAACATCAGGTCTTTCGGCCATTTTCTTTGCAATTTTAGCTCTAAGGGCTAAAACATCTTTAGCTTGCTGTGGGCTTGCAGACTTTCCCTGAGTCTTCATTATGTTATCTAGGTCGGCAAGTAGGAGCTTAAGTCTAGACTGGTCTTCCTCAAGAAGGTCAACCTCATATTGGAACTCAGCCTGCGCCTTTAGCTTGCGTATCCGAGCCTTTTCTTTCTCAAGGTCATCAATAAGCTTTTGCTGTCTAGCTGCAGCATCACCAGCTTCTTGTGCGGCCTGCTGAGGGTCTTGAGCAGGAACTACAGGTTCTACTGCAGGCTTAGGAGCTGGAGCCTGCTGTGGGCCGTATGGAGGCTGTAATTGACCGCCATGCACAGCTTCCTGACGCTTGAAACTTTTCATTTCTGTTGGACTGCCAGTTACATATTTTTGCGGGTCTTCCTTAGGGGCAAACTTGCGAGAACCCCAAATAGCATCAGAAACTTTTTGCCAAGTGGCACCCAATAGCTGAACTGATTTACCAAGCAAATCTGGCTTTGACATCCCAGCTTGGCCAGCAGCATTTCGCATAGTAAAAGCATTAACTAGAGTAGCAGCGGTATCAATGGTAGGGTCGTGAGCTACAGCAGTTTTGTCTGCAAGTTTAGGTGTATTGCCAACAGGTGGAATAAGTTCTGCACCCATAGTCTTGCCAGTAAGAAGCTCGTACATTGCCCCAACTTTACCGGCAACCTTGCCACTCAAGTCCCTCATGTAACCGCCAAGCATCTTACCCATGCTTTGAGTTTCTACAAGAAGACCCTTGTCCTTAAATTGACCCGCAGTTGGAGCCGCTATACCGTAGTGTGCAAACTCTTTACCAAGAGTAGTAAGGTCGCTAAGTGGTTGGCTATGAATTGCAAGAGGAATGCTCTCATCATAAAGCTTTCTAAGAATATGTGCAATATCTTCAAGCTGATTAACGTATTCTTGTTCACTACCTGTAGTTTTTTCTTTTCCATAACCAAGACTAGTAATTCGCTTAATAAGGTTAGGTAGAATGTCTGTGGTAATATTCTTGCCAGTGCCAAGTAGGCCAAGCGCATCAGCTGCACCCATACTGAAGCGAGTGCCATCTTTGGGTGGCACAAGCATTCCGTGAGCCACACCAGTCATACTTGGTGTTACTACAGGAGTACCTGGAAGTGCTCCAGGCTCGCGTGAGAACTCGCCTGCACCAGCAACTACAGAATAACCAAACACGCGGGCACGGTTTGTTTTTCCAGTATCCTTATCTCTGCTTATGCCAGTTGTTTCAATATCTAGAGCAACTAGAATATCCTCTGCTTTAGCTCTTGCAATATCAAGAAGTTTAAGATTTTCTGCATTTCTGCGCTCAATTTCTTCTTGAGTTGAAAGCTTAAAACCAGGAGATTTAGCCGGTGGAACATAAGGTGGTGTGCCAGCTCCCGCTGCTCGACCAACATCAGCAAGTCTCTTTCTTTCTTCTTCCGTCCTCATTGAAGGCAAGGTAGAAGTTTGCTGTTCTGGCACAGGAGGTGCAGAACGCATCATCTTTAAACCATTTTGAATACGCGCCTTAGCAGCGTCAGTTCCCTCTTTTTCAAGTTTCTGAATAAGCTCAGCGGCGCTAACTCTAGCCTCTTCGCTCCAGCCAGTATGGAAGCTATCAGCAAGTTCTCTACCAGCCTTATCAAGTCTTGCAATACCATCAAATAGGCCTTCTTCAAGACCGTCAATTGTATTATCACCAGAACGCTTCATGCGCTTAGAAGGGGACTCAATCTCCATCGTGCCTTCATAGCCATCAATAAAGCCTTGAGCGGTATCCGCACCAGCTTGCTCGGCTCTAGAGACTCCAGGTGCTAGACCAGCAGTAAGACCATTTACAGTCTCGCCATATTTAGCGCGAATAGCATCCATTGGTCCATAAGAAATTGGGCCCTGTCGAACTCCAGTATCAGTTGTTATTCTACCTTGAGTTACTGCAGCAGAAGACTTTGCAAAAATGTTAGCCATTTCATTAAGAAGGAAGTTATTAACATCAACTTGGCTACCATCGTCCATAGTGCCTTTTAGCCCATAGGCAGGCCCGTCAGTAGTTCTATCAAGCTTTTCAAGAATACCATTTAGCTTTTCAATTGGAAGTTCAGCTCCACCAGCTTTATCGGTTGAATCTTTTTTGCCAACTGAAACCATTGGGGCAGAAGCTTTTAACATATCCGCAATAAAACCGTTACGGTTTTTCATAAAGGCTTGAGCATAAGTTGATTCTGTGCCAGAAGCAGATGGCAAACCTAGCTCATTAAATTTACCTGTTTTACCAAGATTTCCAGCCATTGGAATTTTGTAGATATCTTCAAAGACTTTAGATAGATACCTAAGTGCAGTTACAACAGGGCTAACGCCTTCAGTAAAGTCATCAAAAATATTTTTAATCTCTTTAGTTATTGGCTCACCAAAATCATTTAGCATTGGGCTGCCATCTGCATTTAGCGCAGTTACTTTTTTAGTTCCAGAAGTTCTTGTAGAATTAAATAACTTAAAGAAAGTGTCAAGCTGAGGATTTGATTGACTTGAACCGGGAAGAAGAGACATTGAATCTGGAGTAGTAGTATCTTGTCTAGTCTGACCAGTGTCAGTGCGTATTTTATTGTCTTGAGTTAAAGCTGCAAAGTATAAGACTGTGTTAAGGAATTCTTCTTGAAGAGATTGTAGAGACATGTGTATGTCAACAATATCTTGCTCACCTAAAGCCTTCCACTCCATCGGAGTAAAATCTTCGCTAAGCATAGATAGTTGAGGTTCAAGCTTTGGGTTAGTTAGGCCTTCATTAACTTTTTGAAGAATATTTTGTATAACTTTTGTTAAGGCACTATCTGGACCAATTATTCTTGCAACCGCTGCAATATCTTTACTTCCAGGCGTACCTGATGAATCTTTCTTTTTTGCCCCGACAGCACCTTCAATTGTTCCGTCAGCGCTTCTAATTCCGTATGGGCCAATAGCGTTAAGACCTATAGATGGAGTTTCTTTTAGGCCAAGAATTTCTTGAACAAGTTTTGCAAATCCTCTATCAAAGCCTTTTTCAATTTCAGTTTGAGTAATACCGATTGGCACAAGTTGCAGAGCTCTTCCAGCCTTGTCTTCTGCTGCAGCGTCAGAACTGCTTTCATCCCTTTCAGCTGAGGCACCTTTGGTAGTCTCACTGCTCCAAAACATTCCATTATCTTTTATTTTAGTTAGTGGAGTAGATGGGGATAGAATTGACTTATTTCCAGCTGCCCTTAATTCCTTGGCTCTAGTATTTGCCTTTTCGACAGCAAGCATTACAGCTTCAAAAACCATCTGCAATTCTTCAGCCGTTACAGCAGCAATTTCATCACTTAATCCTTTACTTGCAGCATCGCTACTAACTGTATATATACCAGCTTTTTTATCTTTAGACTTGCTACCAAGCGATAGGATGTCAGTTAATTCTTTTGTGCTTTGGTTTGCGTCTCGTAGGTTTTTAGCCATGTCTTCGCTAGCAGTAACAATAGAACCACTTGCTTCACTAGAATCACCTTTAACAAACTCACTATTAACAGCAGCTTCTGCAGAGCCTTTTTGTTTTTTAGTAGACCCTTTTTCATCATCTTCGACATAATTGCCAAATTCATCAATTAAATCTTCTAGGGCCTGTCTAAGTTCTGTTTCGCTATCGCTAGTATTTTCAAGTTGGCCTTTTAGCTCATCAATCATAGAGCTAAAGTCAGCCTTAGTATCTCTAAGAATTACTGCAATTCCACCTTGACCCTTAGAGGCTTTGTCAGCTTGTTCTTGAGAAACTTTATTAGGAAGTAGAAGACGCAGTGCTGGAATCATGAAGTTAGCAATAGCACCACCACCAGCCATTTGATTATCAAAAATAGTGCCAATACTACTAGCACCTCTAGCGGCAGCAGTTTCTCTTGCAAGCTTTAAAATCTTATCTGCAGCTTCGTTAATTGCACCATACTGCTTGCCACCAAGTGGAGCAGTTGACCTAGTAGCTGGAAGATTTCCAGGATTCTTAACACCACTTTCAGATGGCCCCCTAGAACCCCGCATACCTTTAGTAATTTCTTTAACACCACTAGTTTTGCTTGTGCTAGCGTCAGATAAAACATCTAGCTCATCTGTAACCCAAAGCAAGTAGTCATGAGTCTTTTTAATTTTTTTAACGTAGTCTTCAACAATTTTCTTGTCAGCTGCGCTTCCAGTCTTGTCAAGCTGTTTCTTTGCATCAGCATATTCTTGTCGCATCTTCTTTAAGGCACTAGATGTACGTTTTTGAACATCTTTAAAGTCTTGGACTTGCGCCTTCATTGCCGCTACTACTTCAGGGCCACGCTCTAGTTTTTCAAGTTCTTTTAGAAGCGCTATTCTTTCTGAGGCCGCTTTTCTATTAGCCTTTGCTCTAGCCTCATTGGCTTTTTTAGTCTCTTCATACTCAACTTTAATTGCATTAAGAATATCTGGTGATTCAATTAATTTTTGAAGTTCTTTTTGAGCAACAGCAATTTCATCCATTTGCTTTGAAACACTAGCAGTAAGCTCTCTTCTTTCCTTCTGAAGTTTACCTAAAGCAGTTTTTATAACTTCAATCTGAGTATTGATTACAGGACCCGGAGAGCTAGACTTTAGAAGAGCTTGTAATGCAATTTGTCTGTCAGCAATAAAACCATCAAGCTGCTTAATTCTTTTTTGAATAGTACCAATAGCACTAGGTGCAGCTTTCTGCAAAGCTGCTGGCACTTTTTCGGAAGCAAGGCCAGTTGTCTTAGTGTTTTTATCTCCAATTGAAACTTTAAGTTTATTGATTCTAGCTACAGATGCCTCAACCTTATCAAGGTCTTTTTGATACTTAGTATCAATTTTTACCTTTATTGGAGCAACTTTAAAATTGATAGACTTAAGCTCTTCACGTACAACTCTAGCTTTTTTGCGAGCATCTGCGACAAAGGCAGCAAGCTCCTTGCTTGCTGCGCTTATATCTAACCCAAGGGATATATTAAAGTCTTCGCCAGCCACGCTTCTCCTAAATGGATTCAATATGTATACACATATTATACACTATCTCTTTCCATTAAAGATTGCAAATATGACCTGCGAGTAGGCATAGGCCCATCATCATAGGTATAAGCAACAATATATGGAGTCTCACCATAACTCTTACGTGTTTTCTTGTTTTCTTTTTCACTCCACTTATCAAGCTCAGCTTTAGCAAAGCATTTGCCAACTTTAACTTTAAAGCCAACATTATTTGCTTCTTCATTTCTGCACACCCAGATTGGATTACCACACTCATTACAAGTTTCATCCTCAAGCATTTGATAAGCTTCAAGAAGTAAAAAGTCAAAAGGAACCCAAGGGTCGCTAGGCTGTTCATGGAACAGCATAGCGGATGGGCGAATACCGTTTATTACACCAGTTTTAATCTTAACAAGGTAAGGGCGATTGCCCGGCCATGTTAAGACCTCGGTAAAAAACCTGCGTCAGTTAGCTGTTCAAAATAGCCGCTAGCAAGAGTTAGCTTTTGCATGTTCTCAACAAGCACATTCCAAGAATCTGCAGCAACAAGCTCACGCATCTCAAGCATCTCTTCAGTAGTAAAAACATGCTCGTCAACATTACCATCAGCATCAATTACTCTAACAATGTTTTGTGCTACTAGAGCTGAAATATAGTACTTAACCCAATCAGGATTATCAGTTGCTTCGCGACGACCTTCTTCTGGCGGATATTTTTCATTAGTCTTCTTTATGACATCTTCAACAATCTTCTGACTTACTCCACGCATCACAAAAGTAACAGCAGACTTCTTTAGCTTTTCAGCAAGCTCTTCAGACTTAGCTTCATTTTTCGCTAGCTCTTCTTCATCAATATAACCATTCATTAGGTCATTAAGTTCAGCAAGCTGGAATGCTGTATCCGAGTCAAGGTAAATAGTAGCTTCCTTAGTTGGATATCCTCTACCTTTAATAACTTCACTCAAGTTAAATACGCCCTGTGACTGTGCTGTGTCGACAATTTTTAGAATCTGCTCAGCAGCTTCATTTGGCTGTGGGATTGCTGCAGTCTCTTCTGCAGTAGTAATTTCTTCGCTCATTATTGCGCCTTTCAAAATAGTTTATTCGCACATTAAGGGGGGGTTTAAGGTCGGAGCAGGGCAAATGGGCGCAAGTCCCTGCCCCGACCAGTCTAATTAGACTAAGCTAGAACAACATTCTTGCCAAGCTTACCCTGTGGGGCAAAGTTGACCATGAACTTAATGCTGTCTTCACCTTCGGTGTTTTCTTTTACAGCGTCTGCAGTAAACTTGTAAATAGATACAACATCAGAAGCAGCATAAACGCTTGTAGCAGTCTTGTTTACACGTACAGTCAAGTAGCCAGTAGGACGAGTTGAACCTGTTGAAAGGTAGAAAGTGTCCCATGCTAGAGTCTGTGCGTTGAAGAAAGTTGCAATGTCGCCAGCTACAAGTAAAGTAGCATTTGCTCCGCTTAGGGTAACGGTTGTATTTGGGCTTGAGTAGCTAACAGCAGTAACAGTTAGGTCCTTGAATCTGGTAGTCAAGCCATCAGCAGACATAACTTTAACGCTCATACCAACTTCAACCTTAGAGGTGATGTCAGTAGAAACAACAAAGGTACTTGCTGCAGCAGCACCGGAAACAACAGTTGCTGTGCTAGTTGACTTAGGGCTACGGAAGAAGTTCAGCATACCTGACATCTGAGCAAAACCACGAGTCTGAACCTGTCCTTCATCCAAAATTGAACGGTCTTCAATCTTGTTTGAGTCCTGGTTACCAAGCTCAAAGCTATCCCAAGCAATAGCTTCGGTTAGGTCATAAGACTTAGTAGTATCTGCAAGGATAGTCAAAGCAGTACCAGTTAGGAAAGTTGATTCAGTAGTTACGTTAGCAACAGGAGTCCAAGAAACCTTAATCTTACCGTTAGAAGTAGTCTTAGTTCCAGTTGTTGCAGCAGTAGTACCAAAGGCAGTTGCAGTACCAGTTGGAACAGTGTAGTTAAGCTTAACCTTACCAGTTGTCAAGAATCTTGCACCAAAGCGAATCATTTCGCCATCGCCAAAAATATCTACTGGATAGTCTGTCTTAACACCAAAGATGCTAATAAGGTCACCACCAACAAGGGTATCACTGTGAAGCTTTCCAACGCGCTTGATTAGGTAGTACTCAGTATCTACAGTGTTGAACAAGTCGCGGAACTTGTTGTAAACAGAAGTTGCTGTAAGACTCTGGTCACGGAAGCCATCAAGAGATGCCTCGTAATTAAAGTAGGTTGGAGTTGTTACGTCAGCATTGTCAACCAAGCTGAGTGAGTTATCTGACTGTGAATCTGTTTGGTTTAGAGTGTAGTCATCTGTAACTGCGGCAGAGATGTTGAAAACCTTAGTTGAGCTTGTGAGTTCTGCAAAAGTTGGGTTCTTCCAGTCAGCAAAAGCATCTGAGCTTGCAACGTATATGCCCACATTTGGGCGTAGCATTTTACTAGGCATTATTTATTCCTCGTTCTCGGTGGATGTTCCAAAGGAGAAACCCTTGGCTTTTTTAGTTTTTGTTTCAGCTCCTGGAGCGTCAACGTCTGAATCTAGCGGAGCAAGGTAAGCACCTAGAATTGGGTGCTCTAGGTAATGCTCTGGTACTTCTACCTCTTCGCCAGTAAGTGTGTTAATATAAGTTGCCATTATAGACCTTTCCTATCTTTACTATGATACCACATCTGTATTAACATAATAAATAAATGTTATTTCAGATATGTATTTTATTGGTTTTACGGAGTTATCAAATACTAGGGAACCAGTATTTGGAGCCGGTGTTAGTTCACTGGCATTTACTGGCTTGAATCCAGTAAGTTTATTTAAAACAAGGTCAGCTACCTGCCTTGCAGAACGTTCTGTTGGCCCAACGCAGGCTACTGAAACAAAGCTTTCACCTAAGTCTTGGCGCACAGATAAAATTCCTCTACCAACCATAGCTCTAGAATATCCGCCAAAAAGTGGCACAATAAAAGGAAGCATTTGACCGGCAGAGTATTGAAGTATGTCATCTGTTGGAAAAGTATTTTCATAAACAGTTTGTGGAAGCTCTTTAAGCTTCACAGTTATAGCATCTTGGGTAGGAAGTAGGGATAAACTCATTTCTTACCTTTCTTATAAAATCTAGACATTTCTGAATCAATCTGTTTACGAACAACAATCATAGCTCGCCTTGTTGCATGCATACCACGCTTAACATTGCTTCCAGGCATTTCAGAACCATATTCCTGCATTGCAAAATAGTTCTTGTCGCTAGCCCAAGGTTTAAAGTTAGGACTTCTCATCATATCAATTTTAGCAGAATATTTGCTTGAAGGTCGAACATTTCTAATGTTACCAAATGTTCCTTCAGCATATGGAAAACCAAAACTAGCTTTATATGCCTTAGTTGCTGGGTCCCACTTAGGTCTACTAAATGAAACAGACTCCAGCATTTTTCCCGTCTCAACACGTGCACCATAAGCATTACCTCGTCTACGGTTAGCCTGCACATGCCATTGCGTGCCTGTAGGTGAGCCACCTAAAATAAATTTACGTGTCTCAATAGCACCGGTTCTAGCAGCACGTCCAATAATGCGTCTAATCTTCTCAACTTCTTGCTCAAGTTTTTCCTCAAGCCCAAATGAACTCTTAGGCATAGTTAGGCTTTATGTCTTGATTAACTTCACAAACAATACCACGTGACCATGTATTTGAGCTGTTAATTACTGATTTAACTGAATATGTAAAATTTAACATTTGCGCGTCAGCTGGTGAAGCAGTTACTTTAACTTCATGGCCTGGGCGAATATCTGCAATGGTGTGATTAAATCCTGTAATATCATTTCTCATGATATTAAAAAACATTGCAACATCTTTAGTTGATGCTGGAAGAAAATCATTACTACCTTCAGCTGCAGTAAAAGGTCGGTTTGGCTGTATTCTAGCCCAGCCTTTATAGAGTATGGTTGGAGTACCGCTCCAAGTATTGTTTGTTGCATTATAAACTTTATCAACATTGTTTGGTTTAAAAATTTGTATATATGCTAAAGCAAACCCATCCTCAACTGGACGATGATGAGTTGTCCAACGTGGGTCCAAAACTGGACGACTATTTAAAGCCAATCGTTATCCCACTTTTCTGTAGGGCTAGCAACAATAAATGTTTCAAATGAATCATACATATCATCTTCGCGAGCCTCGTCTTGAAGCTGCTTAGCCTGTGCACGAAGTTCAGCGCCTAGCTTAGCTCCATCAGTAGAGAAGTCATAGGTCTTAATAACTTTGCTAATTAAGGCTTCAGAGGTTGCCAAGGCAAGCTTTGCGGCAGCGGCAGCTCTTTTAATATTGTTGCTATAAAGCGTAATGAAAGCTTGAATTTGAGCATCATTAAAAATATAAGACGAAGCCGCAGTAAGGTCTTTAGGATTTTCTAACTGTTCCGTATCTGGAATAAGTAGGCGAACCTGACCAATAGCAGTTGAATAATTTGGGGGAGTAGTATCTGACATGTATCTATTGTACCTTATCTTTTTTAACTAATGATTGCATTAATCTCATCTTCAGTTAAACCTAATTTTTCTAATTTAGCTAAAGCTGATTGCCTAATAGCTAATGCTTCAGTTTCTTGTCTAGTAGATTCTTCTCTTGCTGCGATTTCTTCTAGAGTTTCATCTCTTTCAGTTATTTCTCCAGTTTCACAGTTTATATCAGTTATTTTATTCATTAATTAACTCCATAAATAGTAGCGGTTCCGGTAGCACCGGTCCATGTATTAGTTGTTGCTTGAAATGAAATTTGACTTATTGCTGATGTGGTAGTTCCTACTCCCCATCTTGATGCGTTTGTTGTAGCACCAATTCCACCAGAAAGCCACATGGTTGGGTTTGGTGAATTGTAGTTTGGTATTTCAACTGTGTATATGTTAGTTATTGTTGGTGAAGTTGCGATTGTAGTTAGCGGCATTCCATTAGCAGAACCTGCTGACGTTGAAGATGTGGTTGAACCAGTTGAGTATGTTGTATAAGCAACAGTAGAACCAGAGTTTACGCTCATGGAAAATGTTCCAGCTAGGCTAGGAACATTTGTAAATGATATTTGTACAACAAGCTTTTTGTAAGTTTGAGGAATTGAAGAAAATGATGGCTGTGTTCCGCTAAATATAGATTCAGCAATTTTAGTATATCCTTTATCTGCCCAAGTAGGGGTAACGCCAGTACCAGAGGATGTAAGCACTTGTCCGGCACTACCAGCTGAAGTGTTCATTCGAAGTTCTCTGGTAGTTCCAGAAAGGTCTAAGTTTCCAGTAATGCTTCCACCGAATGTTGAGAAAAAAGAACTCCAAGCCCAACCACCACTGACTGGTGCATAAACTGGCGCTTGACCATAAGATGGTGACACATACTGCATGAAATCTGATGGTGAAATCGCTCTAAATGATGGTACTCCAGCAGCTCCTGTTGGTGCAGCAAAAAACCTTGATGCTGTTTGACTTGGAAGAGTAATGCTATTAAGAGTTAAGTCAGATGACCATTGAGTGTTATAGCTTGTGCCGTCAATCTTTGATAAAACTTGATTAGCAGTTCCGAGGGCAGGTACGCCCTGACCGTTAGTTCCGTTAGAGCCATTAGTTATAGTAAAAGTAGTAGTAGTTGCATCGGTAAAAGTAATCGTATAAGTATCAACTAAACCTGCTGTTGAAGTTTTAACTACTGTAGATATTCCTTTACCAGTAGTACCTGTCGCACCATTATTGACTGTGAATGTTGATGTTGTCGAATCAGAATAGGTAATTGTATATGTATCAACTAAGCCAGCAGTATTAGTTTTAGAAATTGTAGAAACTCCACGACCAGCAGCACCATTAGCACCATTAACTACAGTAAAAGTGGAAGTTGAAGCATCGGAGTAAGTTATTGTATAGGTATCGGTAGAACCCGCAAGCCCAGTACCAGAAGTTCTAGCGATAGATGTAATACCACGACCAGTACCACCATTAGTGCCATTTGAACCATTATATACAGTAAAAGTAGTTGTAGAACCGCTCGTATAAGTAATAGTAAAAGTGTCTGTTGTTCCAGCAGCACCAGTTCCAGATGTTCTAGCAATCGAAGTAATGCCATTACCTGTTGCACCAGTAGCCCCAGCAGGTATTCCAAAGTTAAATGTTGCTGCACTAGAATTTCCCACATTGGTAATAGTTGGAGTTGAACCAGCAGATAGTCCTGTGACAGTTCCTACTGCAATAGTTGCGGCAGCACCGTTAGTTCCATTAGTTCCATTGACTACTGTGAAGGTGGAAGTTGTAGAATCAGAATAACTTATTGTATAAGTATCAGTAGAACCAGCAAGTCCTGTGCCTGAGGTTCTAGTAATTGATGTAATACCACGACCAGCAGCGCCATTAGACCCGTTGTAAACACTGAAAGTACTTGTAGAACCACCTGTATAAGTAATAGTGAAAGTATCTGTTGTTCCAGCAGCACCAGTTCCAGAGGTTCTGGATATAGATAAAACTCCATTTCCAGTAGCACCAGTATCGCCTTTTAGGCCAGTATCGCCAGTTAAACCAGTATCTCCTTTAGGACCTTGCAGACCAGTGTCGCCTTTTGGACCTTGTAGACCAGTATCACCTTTAGAACCGGTTAAACCAGTATCACCTTTAGCTCCAGTAGAGCCAGTAGCTCCAGTAGGTCCTGTAGGGCCCGTAGGGCCGGCTGGTCCTGTAGCGCCCGTTGCTCCAGTAGCACCTGTAGCTCCAGTAAAGCCCATTGGGCCCTGTGGGCCATCATCACCAATAAGCCCCTGTAAACCCCTAGGTCCAGTAGGCCCTGTAGCGCCCGTAGGGCCAGTTGGTCCGGCTGGACCAGTAGCACCTGTAGCACCAGTTTCTCCACGCTCTCCTTGAGGCCCCTGTAGCCCCCTTGAGCCACCTCCGCCATCTCCAGAGCTATTAGGTTTTTTATCAATACGCTTAATTTCGCGTTCAACAGTATCAGCCCAATCTTGAGCTGGGTCTGGTAAATTATTATTTGGAAAAATTATCATGATGCCTTCATTATACCCTATAAAAAGTCCACCCCGGAGCAAAAGCTCAACAGGGTGGACGGCCACGAAGGAGGGAACGTGACAACTAAATTATATCAGCAATAAAAAACCCCGCCTTTTGAGCGGGGTTTCTTAGTTGGTTAAATGTTATGAACCAGCACCAGTAGAAGCAATTGTTCCGGTAGGAAGCAAGAATCCACCAGTAGCAATGTGACGAATTCTCATTTCAAAGTCGTCATTGTCGAATCCACCCTCGCGAGCAGGAACGGCACCGCCACCTAGGTATAGACCACCACTAGCCTTAACACGAAGCTCAGGAGTCTCGTATCCACGAAGGAATCCAAGAACCAAACCTGGGTTTAGCGTGTCAGCAGGTACAGGAAGTAGGAACCAGTAGTTGTCTGAGCTAGAGTTAATCTTCTTCAACCATGGGTTTACAACAATTTCGATTGAAGCTGCAAGCGGGTTGCCTGTAATAGTAGACTTAACAACTGAACCAGTTGTAGTCTCTGTACGAACCTGCTGGATAGCAAGAATCTTCTTAGCTGTTAGCTCTAGACCAGCATTTACAACAAGCACGAAACGGCTCAAAGGCACAGCGTTACGAGAGTTGTAAGTCTGTAGGTTAGCCTGTGTAATCGCAGCCTCAAGAGCTTCAAGGCTTAGAGGTGCGTTAACGGCAGTACCAAGAGCAGAGTTAGCTGTTAGAAGGTTCTGGTTAGCAGTCTTGAAGTTAGTGGTGTTTAGACCACCAGAAGCAACAAGCTGCTTAGTAACTTCTTCATCTTCCTTACCGGCAGCCTTACGAGCAAGCTCGATAGGTAGACGTTCTAGAATAGAGATGTTTCCATCATTGATGATAGATTCCCATGAGAAGCGGATACGCGCACCGGCCTTCTTTACGTTGAACTGAGCTTCGGTGAAAGAGAACCAACCAGCAGTTGGGTACTCATCATATTCAGCAACAGTTGCAAGTGAGCCATTACGGAATGTATCACCAGCGTTGTCATAACCTTCATCGTCATAAGCCATGTTCATATACTTAACTGGACGGAAGTCGTCTACAACAATCTTTTGTGCAAGCATGTCCCAAATCTTAGGCTGTGCAGCATAGTTTTGGAGCATGATTTTGTTAATAACAGGAGCGAGCTGTGTAGGTAGGTCGCTTGTGGCAATACCTTCCTGAAGTCTTAGCTTGGCAGTGCGGTCACCTTGGATAGCACCTTCAAGAATCTTCGCAGCTTCGACCTGACGTGGAGTAATATTTTCAGTCATTTTTTACCTTACCTTACGCAGCCGACTGCACTAGAATAACTGGAACATAACCAGCGGTGCTGGTTGTCTTAGCTTTCAATGCGTGACCAATGAATTTGTTGCTTGTTGCAGTTGTGGTAACAACACCTGCAGATGTAACATACATGTTAGCGCCTACAGTTGTAGTAACTAGAGTTGAGAATTCGAACACGCCTGTACGTCTAAGAGTAGCGTAGTAGCTACCATTATCTCCAGCTTTTGCATCAACCTCAGCAACGCCAATAACCTGACCAACCTGAACCAAGTCGCCTGACTTAACAGTGCTTGCTACAGGAAAGACTAGGGAATCGGCTTTGATATAAATTTCGTTATTAGCCATGATTTACCTTTCTTACTTTCCGCTAATGCGAGCTGCAATTGCAGAAAACTCGTCTAGCAGGTTAGATGATTTAGCAACAGATTCATGGATAACTCCAACTTCCTCTGATGCGGGGGCGAATGCCTCACGAAGAGAGGTAGCATAAGCCTTCTCATCTGCGATTAGCTCGTCAAGAGACTTGACGTTGTTATCTGACTTAAGGCTTTCAGCAACACGCTGAAGAGCAATCTTAGGTAGACCTGATTCGTTGAACTTTTCCGCAATGTCTACAGCATCAAGAGCAGGAGCCACATCGGCCTCGTCCCCTTCAACCTCAACAGGCTTAGCGGATTCGACCAGTACAGAGACTGACTCTACAACTGGCGACAGTGCCTCAACGAAGGCATTTTTGAGGTCAGCAATTGCTGCATCAAATTCTTCCTTAGTAATGGACATACCATTTCCTTCCGATAGTGATTCGCTAACTTCAGTCAGCGATTTTCTTGAATAGCTTTCAAGGAGGTTAAGAAACTTACCGCCCGCTCCAGCCACCGTTACGACATCGACGCTAGTCAAAGGGTCTTCAATAAGCGATTCGATAATTGGGCCTTCACGACCCTCTGCCTCACCATGTTGGGCATCCCCAAAAGCATGGATTGACAAACCAATGTCTCCAGCCATTTCCTTAATAATAGGAGCATAACTAGAGTAAAATTCAATGTCAGCGTAAAGCGCACCTTCAGAAAAAGCTGCATCAGTAATTAATTTACCTGCAAGTTTTTGCACATCACGCTCAGGGCGAGAATTAGCGTCTGGGTGGTTCATAAATACCTTTGTGCCAGCTTTAAAAACGCCAGGACCAAAATTTGAAAGCAATGATTCAGAATAATAACCTGAAGAACCCCATCCAGATTGGATGATTTTTACACGCCATTTATTCTTACCTTCACTGGCATTAAAGCCAAGTGACTCACTTAGAGTAATTGTCATAAAATCTCCATACATTTAACATTCGCTATATGTAATGATACCATACTATTATGCAGTTGGTTGATTATCCATACTTCTCAAAGAATTATCACTATTAGACATTTGACCTACAGTTCCTGTATTACCTTTTGATGGTGTAGCACTGCTGCTAGAAGTAGCGGCAGGTGCGGTTGTAGCCGTAATATTATTTACTTTATCTTGAGCAAAAGGTGAAATCCCCTTGTGCATTGGTACAACATCAAGTTCATCAAGGATAGCATCACGATATTCATCTTCCCACAAAGCACCAGCCTCGTAAGCTAATGAGATAGCTTGAATCTGTCGGTAAGTAGCTTCAGACTCCATCTTAGGCCATTTAACCTCAACGCTACGCGCACCCATAAACTTTAGAACACGCTTAAACATTTGCTCCCAAATCTTTTGACGAGCCTGCATAGCCTTAATAGTTGGAACATCCAAAGTCTGTGCAGTGCCATAAGCACCAGAAGAACCAGGGTCAGACATAAGTGTAACAACAGAAACTTCCAAAGCAGAAGCAACCATAGCGGCTAAGGCGCGGCCACTACTCAAGTCAACACTACCAGCTCTAGGCAAAGAAGAAAGTTCCATGTCAGCACCAAGAATAGCTGTAGAACCTGCAGAATTAGGTGTAGCAATGGTTGCGGCCGCAGCAGTGGCACCAGTTTTTGAACGAGACTTTAACTGCCAAGCAAACATAGCCAAAGATTTTAGAATGCGAGAACCATCTTTAAGATACTCATTATATGCGTGAGCCCAAGGATAAGCAGAGAAAGCATCGGGCACGCCCCAAATAGTTCCAGTTCGTTTGTTGACCATAGAAGAAAACATTACCTTAGTTGAATCAACTGGCTGGTTTTGAATGCGTCTAGCATAGTTGCCAACAGGGGTATAAAGGTCTGAAGGATACCAGACAGAAACTTGCACAGGTTGCGCACCAGTTTCTTGACTGTGACGAGTCCAAGACCTGCGATAATAGCGAACAAACTCACTGTCATCTGGGTCAGTAACCCAACCAGTAATCTCGCTAAAAGGAATTCTTTGAACTTTCTTAGAAGATATATCACCTAGGATAAAAAATTGTCCAGCAGTAAAATGCGCATGCTCATTGATGGCCATAGCCTGTGAACTAAACAAAACTGTTTGCGCATTATCAGATTCTAATATCTCACGAACACGGGCAGAAAGACCCTCAAATTCAACACCTTTACCAAATACATAGCTAGTTCTAAGGCCCAAACCACGTTTCAATAAAGGATTACCGTCAACACGCTCACTCAACTGTGTAGCCAAAGTATGCAGGGATTCAAGGCTAAAAGCATCTAAAGAGTTTAGATACTCACCAAAAGGGGCCCAACCCTTATCATCCATAGACAAAATAACGTCAGCCATACGCTGATATGATTCAGAAAATCGCTCTGAATTGTTAGAAAAATCTTCAAAATCGTCCAAAATATCTCCAAATCAATTAAATATAATTATATTCTACCATGTCCAGTCAGAATAAAAAGGATAAATGTTATCCATCATGTTAGCATCAACCAAAACAGTATCACCAGGTTTAGAATTACCATAAGGAGAATTCAACAACTTAGACATATCTAGCCCTGCATACATAGCAGCATCCAGTCTGTCAGGAGATTTCATACCCCTAGAACGCATATCATCTTTAGATTCAATTTGAATAGAACCTTTAGCACTAAACTTATATTTAATTGCCATCATCTCATCTAAAAGGTCTTTATCGGTTAAATCTAAGTCAATTCGACCCATAATCATGCCTTCACGTAAAGAATCATATCCACAAGCACGGGCATTAAGCCATCTCATGTTATCTGGAGAAGCAGCAGAACCAATAATGCTAATAACAAAATACTTACCCTGACACATAGTTGCCAACATATCTACAACAGGCGCTCCAAGGCCAGTAGCATCCACACGAACCTCAGACGCACCCAAAGCTACAGCCATCTCATGCACACGGTTAGCCGACTCTACAGCATTAGCTTTAGACCATGTAGACATGTGACGTAAACGGCCACCCCTATTCGAATAAACAACAGAATCATCATCACCAAAACGTGCCAAGTCAACACCCAACACCACCGGAATATTCATATCCTCTTCAATCTCACAATCGATAGCCTTATCGATAGCTTGCTGAGAGAAAAATGTGGTGTCATCTTCTTCAGGGAACTCAGCCAAAATTTTTGAGCGATATCTAGCTGAATCAATACCCCAAGCAACCTTCTGACGCTCAACCCAAGCTGGTTGAATAAGCAGAGGCTTCAAATCATCTGGAACTTTTTCACCAGTAAAATTTGGTGTATCAAAAGCAGAAATTTTTATTTTATTCCAAGTCTCATCCTCACGCATAATTCTATGAAATTCAGTACCCCTACGGTCTGGGTTACCAATAGCCAAAACTCTAGAATCCGCAGTAGTAGTAACAGCTTCAGCAGCAGTATACAAGTCAGCAGGAATACCACCAGCCTCATCCAAAACCACAAACACATACCTTCTGTGAATACCTTGGAAAGCAGAAACAATATCAGTATCAGCAGGACGACGGCCAAAGCCAATCAGCGTGCCATACTCATCATCAAGCTTCCACTCCTCAGACTGATTAATATGACCTGGAAGACTAAAGCCATTAACCGCAGCCAGCTTATGATTATCTTTCAACTCACGAAACAACACACGCGCAATCTGAGGATAAGTAGGCGCAGAACAAATCAAAGCAACCTCATACGGGTCATGGACAGCAATCCACCAAGCACCCAAAATACCAGCAACCGCAGACTTACCAGCACCATTACAAGACACCACGGCAGTGTGCGTATGGTCTACTAACGACTGACCAATCTCAGCCTGCTTAGACCACAATGTCTTACCCAAAACATCAGAAGCCCAAGCTGCAGGGTCAGTCAAATAAACTGAGTTCTTAGAGCGATTACGCAAATCCTGAATCACACCATCAATCACGTCATCAATCATCATCATCCCCCCTAAAACCAATATGCATTTCTGGAATATGATAATCAGGAGCAGGCTCCGATAATGAAGTCAAAGCCAAATTACCCCGCTCAGGCTTAGGACACTTGTGCATTTTACGCCACTCATTTAACAAATTCAACTCATCATCTCGCTCAGCAGAAAAAGCTGCACCACAACTACACGCCTCAGATAAACTCATCAGAATCAGACTCCGCCAACAACTCGGCCTTAGCCATCAAAAGCCCCTGGCCCACCAAAGAATCAAGGTCATCAATAGCAACATCTGGAAAACGTTCACGCAACTCCTTCTTAGCAAAATTTAATGCAGCATCCATAGCTCGCAACATAACAGTCTGCTGATAAGAAGACAAACGCAAAACATCAGCATCCAAACTAGACTTCTGAGAATCCAACCTACGACCCAACTCCTGCAAAGTTTGTAGCAAAAGACGAGCCGAAGTTGGGTCCTTAAACTCAACAGCATTCTGCAACAAAGAATCCTTCAAACCATTCAACTCATGCACAAGCAACTGACGCTGCTCAACCTCAGTCCAAACATCACGGCGCGAGAGGAGGTTCTTAACATGCACAAGAGCCTGAGCAGCAGGAATACCAGTAATACGCTCAATCTCCTCACCAGACTTACCAGAAGCAGCAGCCCTCAACAAAGTCTCATCAAGAAGAGAAACCTCACCTCTTGCCATTCAAAACCTCATCCAACTTAAGATGCAAAGACTTAATCTCATTAAACACAATAAAAATCATCTCAGACAAATCCCCATTAGAAATCTCTTCAACTTCTTCAACTGCATCCTCAGGCTCATCAGCAATACCACGGGACATAAAAACCTCCAAAAACTATACGAAAAATTTTTTACAAAGACTCATTCAACAAATCAAATTCCACCCTGAAAGAATCGGCAGCCGCAGAAATAATATCCCACACCTCAAAATCCCCATGAAGCTCAAAAAACACCTCAACATCAGGACTACAAGTAGCACGAAATACAGACGACGACTCATCCGAATCATACAAAGAAATTTGCATGTTCAAAGAACCCTTACCAAAATTAGAAACAATAATATTCATAAAGACATACTATCATACAAAAGCTAGAAAAATGGTTACGATACGAGCGTGGGGGGAGAACCCTACCCCGTGTCCTAGTTTCTGGTATAAAGTGAAGGATTTGGTGAGTGGGAAACTCGTGGCTGGAAGGTGGGCGAAGTGGATGCTGCGGAGCGTAGCGGAGCAGCTGAACGAGTCCCGCCTGAACAGACGCGACCTGCCTGGACTAAAAAAAATACCCACCCCCGACACCGAAGGTGTCGAGGGCAGGCTTTACATTTTTACCAAGTATCGGCTGTGCCGTTCCAATCGTCTAGGTTTGGTTCGAACTTTGCCTCTGGTTCTGGCTCTTGCCGAGCGAAGCGAGCCAAGATTCCTTCGAATGACCAAACGAAAACTGCTACTGCTAGGGCAACGAACACCCAAGTTAGAGCAACGAACTGACCATAGTTTTGAACTCTGTCCACTCTGTCGTAGACGTTGATGTCAAACCAAATTGTGTCGGTTATTTCTTTGGTTAGCATTGCTGCCATGCCGAGTACGGCTGATAGTGCGAAGCGTGTTCCTCTTTCGATTCCGTTCATTTCCTTACCTTTCTAGTAAGTTGTTTAGGGGTGAGTCAGTTTATCCACTTGACTCAGGTGGTGTTTTTAGAACTGAGCGATGTCGTCCGCTAGTTCTGCGATGAGTGTCTCCACTGCTTCTGGCTTCACAAGGTTTACCTTGTGAGCCTTGAATGTGCGTACATCGTTGACGGCTTCTCCTGTGTTCTTTGGTGTCCACTGGATTACATCAATGTTCAGCATAGCCCCGACTAGTACTTCAGGGTCGGCTGGCAGGTACACGCCACCGATGTGGCTTGCTACTGCTGTGATGAGTGCCTTGGTCTTGTACGCTGACTTGGCAGCGTCGCTGGTTGGGCAGAGTGTGGTGATGAAGCGTCCTGTCTGCTTTGGTCCAAGGATGCGGATACCAATCCATAGGCGGTTGGTTCCGTCTGGCATGTCAACGAACTTGCTCTGTTCGATGACTCCCGAGTAGTTGCCTACTGGGATGAGTGTTACTTCGGCTTCGGCTGTTGAGCCGAAGTTGAACGGTAGTGCTTTTGGCTTATTTGCCATGGTGGACTCCTTTAGTCCTAGTGATTTAGGTAGAAGATTATCTACCTGAGGGGGTTGCCCCCCTCGCAGATGGGGGAGCAACCCACTCCTCTCTTGACCTGACCTGTTAGGCTTGGACCGGAGGGGGTTTGGGGGTGTAACCCCCAAGGTTTTGATTTTGACCCTCAAAGCGCTTTGCGAAGCAAAGCAAGACAACTGGTTAGGGGAGGAAGGGGGGATTGTAAGGGGGGAGGGCGGCCGAGCGTAGCGAGGTAGGGGCGCCCCCCTTACGTGCCGTGGCGAAGCCACGGTTGCAGCGCAGCTAAGACTATTGTTCTCACTCTATACACACTCGCAACTTTCTGAAAATATGGGCGGCTTTTGTTCAACTTTGATGAACATAAAAAAATGGGAATCACGCCACTATATGCGCAATTCCCATTCTTTATTACTATCCTTGTACCCGTTCAGCTCGCCACTTCTCGTTAGCAATGATAGTTTCAATAGCAATAATGTAATTACTTACATTGAATGCTACACCGTAGATACCAATCTCTTCTACATCATTGAGCAAATGATGACGATAAGATTCCATCTTGTTTACAACGTTGTGCAATTCTTCCATAACCTCTGGACTAATCATCTAAGTTGTCTTCCACGTCAAGCCACACACTCTCAAGCTCCCACATACGGCTACGCAGGAACTCCATAGCCTTCTTGCGGTTTTTGTCACCCTTACGTGTGTAACCGATGTCCTGTTCCAAATCGCTATGCACAAGTGCGTACGCTTGTATCAGCTTTTTGGTTTGTGCGATAAATGCCTTCTGCATTGCTGCTTTATCTTGTTTACCCATAATTAGGTTATATCTCCTTGTTGGATTTCCATGGCTAGGCCATGTATTTTGGATTTCACACACACGGATGTGTATGCGAAGGGTGTTTTGAGCCTTTTTGACACATGCTCAGGTGTTTTGGCAAACGCAAGTCTATTCGACTGGGGGATGCCTTTTCCCGACCAAAGGAAACTTTTTGACTACTTCTGTTTCGATTAGTTTATCTGCAAACATGCATTCACCTTTTTTGAATGCTTCAAATGCCATATTCATTGCTTCTTCTTGGCTTTTTGCTTCAAAGAATCCTGATACGTATTCAATGATTTTTCCGTTGATTTCGTATTCTGGCATTAGTCCCAATCCTCAAATAGGCTTGTGTGACGTGCTTTGCTTGACCAATGTTCTTCGTAACGCCAGTGTTCGTAGTCTTCGTAGAGTTGTTCTTCGTCTCCGACTACTGCTCCTGTTTCTGAATCGTGGTAGAATCCGGTTACTTCGTCATATGTGAATGATGCAAGATAGTCTTTGAAGCCTTTTATGAATCCTTTGTCTTCATCATAGTCGATGTCGTCTTCATGTGTTGCTTCTTCTTGCATTGTGATTTCGTAACCGTCATAGTATGACCATGTTTTACCTACTAGGTTCCAACCTATTTTTAGGTTCTTGTAGTTCCAATCATCTATTTCTTCTTGTTCCCACTTGTCATAATCGACTGGTTCACAGACTCCATCTCCGTAACCATCCCACTTTGACAATGCACGACTACCATTTGTGATTGAGCGATAGTCGTAATATGGCTTTTTGTAGGTTACTGGCTCTTCGTAGATTGGGTTTGTTTGTGGTACTGTATCCCAATCTGTGATTATGCCGTTTGCTACTGTGATTGCTGTGTGTTCTTTTAGGTCCAGAACCCATTCGTATTCTAGTTTCATGCGTTTTAGCGCTTTGTCTAGAATTAGTTCTGTTGATGCGAATACGAATGAACCGTCCATTAGGTTTGCTATTACTAATGGTGAGTGCTCGATTCTTGCTACATGCAGTTTGCCTGCAGCTCTTTCGTCTAGCCATGCGATTGCTGCGTCGCCTTCAATCATCTCTAATCCTTGTAGGCCGTTTTGTTCCAGTGTGGCCGGGATTACTGATGTGTCGACTTCTGGCAGCCATCCTGTTACGTGCTTACGCACGATGTTGTGGTTCCAGATAACTCCGTTATGCACTAATGCAATGTTGAGGTCTGGTGATATTACTGGATGGTTATTGCGCATGTCTTTGATTGTGCCGTGTGTTGCCATTCTGGTATGCAGGATAACGTTTTGTGCACGTTTAGGCATTCCGAATGTTTTGAGTTTTGAACCTGGAACATCTTTTTTGAAGATGCCTGATTCTGTTCCTCTTGACCAAGCAAAGCCTGATGCTTGGTTGCCGCGCGTTTCTAGTTCTGCAAGCATTGCATGACTGAGTTTGCGGGCGTTTACTTTGCTTCCTGATGCGAGGCTAAATCCGCCAATTCCGCACATATGTTTTTTCCTTCTTTTTGTAGTGGGGGAGCCAGATTGTTCTGACTCCCCCGGTTGGATTTCAGGTTATGCTAGCATTCCTGCGAATACGATAAACAGGAATACCGTGAGCGCTATAGTCGATGCTATAGCGTCTTCTATTTGCTTGTTTTTACCAGCTTAGTTACCTTCTTCCTTTTATTCCCTGGCGTTCTTTCGAACTCAGGGTTGAACCGCACATATACGGTCCAAGCTTTTTTGTCAGGATGACTGTTTGCTAGGTTGTTTCCTCCTGTTTGAACTACTTCAATGTTTTTGAAGCTGTCCATTAGACGATAACCCCATGTGTGTTGCCCGATTGTTGCTGGGAACTTACCCCAGCGCATTGGGTTTGCATACAGCTCTTCAATGAATGCTGTTACGTCGTACTTGGGCTTGCGTCCAAGTCTTGTTTTGGCGATTTCTAGGTCGTCAACCCATTCTACTGCTGGTTTCATGCTATTGCTATCCTGTTCCGAGACTGGTTGTAACGTGAACCCATTGGGTCATCTACGATTTCTGTCTCTTTGAATGTGGTAAAACCATACTTTGCGTATAGTTTGATGAATCCTTCTACATCTACGATGTTGAAGAACTCTGTGATTACTGCTCCACGTTTTGCAACTTCTACTAGGCCACGAACCATCCATGCGAAGAATGTGATTCTGTCATAGTCGAAGTTACAGTTCATTTGACGGAACTCTAGTGTTCCGCGGTCTGATGTAACGTGTAGCGTGTTTACTGCGGTGAACTTACCAACGCTGTAAAGTGTTTTGTGACGCAAGGTGTGTGATACTGCTACTCCTGGCACAAGGTCTGCATACTGCTTGCAGCGGTTGTCATTCTCTACATCGCGACCTGAGATTACATCCCATACACGCTGTGTTAGAGCGTATGCACCTAGAACTACACCAATCTGTACTGCTTCTAGGTCTTTAGCGTATACGTGAATGTGTGTACCTGCTGTCTCATTCTTTTCTGTATCATCGATTTGAGCCAGAAGTTTCTTGAGTCCTGGATGCTGAGCTCTAGGAATACCGCCTGTTGTACGGTATTCGTATGATGAGCATGATGCACAGTCGTCGTAGCCACAGTGTTGTGGGTCGTCGTTTCTGTTGTCACAGTCATCACAGTCGCAGTCGTGATATCTGCAGTCTGAGCAGCTGCAGTCGCATTCTGAATGGTCACTGTCATATGATTCTACAGAGCCATCTGAACCTCTTTCTACGCCTGGTGGAACTACAACATCTTCACCTGGGTTTGGAGCTTCTACTTCCCATCCCCATGTACGAGCTACAAGCATGTTTTCGACTTGACCTTGCCACATTTGAATTTGATTTTCTATGGCTTCTGCATCAACTTTTTTGTTTCTGTTTTTGTTGATTTTGTCGCTTAGGCCTCTGTCGCCTGCTTGTTCTTTTGCTTGCCTGTCTTCATATCTTTTGATATTTGCGACAGTGTTGTTCCAATACGCTAATGCGTTTCTTAGCGTTTCTGATTCAACTTCTAGGTTGATGATTAATGCTAGCAGTTCTTGATACTGGTAGTAGTTAGCTACACTGAACTGAGCATATGTGTCATCTTGTCCTGTCCCGATGTTTGCGCTGTGTCTGTCAATCTCGTTTATTAGAGATACTGTCACTGCTCTGTGAATCATTGCGTTTACACGGTTTAGTGTGTAGTATTCTGCAACGTTTTGGCCGCGGTTTGCTGTTAGCAAGTTACCTTGTGTATCTAATGCCCATACTCTAAATCTCAATGAGTTTCCGTAGACTACATTGATTTCTAGTGCGTCTGTGTCTGGCAATTGATAGAAGGTTCTAATGTTGTCATTAGACCTTTGGTCAGACATTTCTTGAAGCCAAACTCCGTTTAGCGCTTCTGAGTCAACGAATTGCTCGATTATTGCTGAGACTCGTTGCATTTCTTTTGAGGCCCATTCACTCATGACCTGCCTTAATGACATTGTTGTTGTCATTTTAGTTTCCAATCTCGAAGAAGTATTCTTCGCCTAGTTGATTATTTATTTTTGCTGCATGCATCATTTGAGCGAAAGTTCCGACAATGAATTCCATGTGTCCGACTTGTATCTCATTTGATGGTATTTCTGTTACTGCTTCTACAGTTTCTAGAAGCTCTAACGTTTTGACAAATTGGTAGAAAGAGTATTTTCTTTCTTGCACATTATTTGTAACCCATAGGTTTACCCATGTATTACCTTTTTGCCATGTGAAGAGATATTCTGGCAGTTGTTTTACCATGAAGTCTTTGCCATCCTCATAGCATTCGATGTCCTGAATTTCTTCATATGTGTACAGTTGTCTCATTGTGTTCTCCTATTTGAACGTGAGTGGTGAGTAGTTTGGGTAAGCAAACGCTCTTGTTTGGTAGAAGTAATGCATTGCATCTAATGTTGCTTGATTGAATGCACTTTGATGTTCTAGAGGTATGAAATCTACTTCTCTAGTTGCGTACTGGTCTTTGCGTATTGGATACCGCATTTCCAATGTTCCTGAATCACTGATTTGATTTGCTAGCCAGTTTTCTCCAATGAACTGAGCAATTTGTTCATTGTCTACATTGTTTGTCTCAATGTATCCGAACCATGTTCCTGTTTCTTTTAGAATGACTGAATGGTATTGCCATTCACCTTCTTGTTTGTCAACTGCTATTTTGAACAGTTTTCTTGTATCAGCTAATGTTAGCGACATGTTTTTCCTTTGTTATTCCTAACCCGGAGCCGGCTGGCGGGGGGTCGCAGACTCCCCCTGTCAGTTGGCCTATCGTCACATGCATTTGTTTTAACTCTTTATCTATCTTGTCGAGTTCTTTTCCAATCCGCTTGTATTCTTTTTTGATTGGACGCATTTTCCACCAGTATATGATTGCTGATTTTTTGATTTTCATTTTTCTCCTATGTTTTTGACCCATGCGAAGGTCAGGATGTAATCATTGTTGTTGATTACGATTTTGTATGCTGGGTCAACGATTTCTACTAGCTCTCCGTCTTTTCCGTTGATACTTACGTTTTGCATTGTTGAGCCATTGAATTCTACTACTTCTCCAATTGACTGCATTGGAACTATCCCTGCGTAATTCATTTTCATCTCTACGCTTGCTGTTATTTGATTTGCTGGGATTATTCCTCCATCCATTCTTACAATTCTTGCTGCTTCTGCGAATTGTTTTGTGATGGTGTATGTTGCTGAAATTACTCTAGATTCTAAGAGCGCATTATTTTTTTTATGAGCTTCTCTTAGGTATCCTTCTAGTGTAATTATTTTTTCTTTGAGTCTGTCTAACTCATCCATGTTTATCTCCTTATCCCCCCCTTCCGAGGGCTCGCCGACGCTTGAAGGAAGGGGGGCATCCATATTTACAAATTACAAATACAAATTACTGATTACTAGAACAATGTAGTTACAGCGATTGATATTGTATGCATCTGCTGATGAGAATGGCGAGGTTTCAAAATATGGGCGGGTTTGCGATTTGTGGGTGAGAATGGGGGTTGTCGGTGAGATGGGCGACTTTTTTGGATATGCGCGGTTTTGGTTTTCACTCTCTATCTATGTTATTTATATATATATTATTATATATAATAACTAGTATAGATACTACACTTTGAAAACCGGCCTTTTCTCGATTGAATATGGTAGAAATACCCCTCTTTTTACCATATTTGATTACTCTCACTAGCTCCCCAAAGGTCTTATCCGACATTTTTCAAGAAAAAAAATAGTGTTTTTTTTTAGTTTTTTTGTTGTATTCCTTCATGTCATGCGATAGACTGGTGGTTGAATGTGGTGAGTTTGGCTATATTCAATCTCAAAAAAAAGTTTGAAAAAAGTTGGTTTTCAACTTGACAAACGAAGAAACACTCCACTAGTATTGGAGTATCAAGAAAAAAGGAGGCTCAATGCACATCATCAGAAGCGGGGTTTACGACCTAGCAGTTCAAGAAGTCATGGAAGAACAAATTGTTATAGATATGGTAAATGAACTAAAAGAAATGAACCCAAACATAACACTAGAACAGTTAGAGGGATTCGAGTTTACACAAAAAGCAAACGCAGAATACCATAACAGAGGTGGCAACAAAGCAAAATATATTGGAACAGTTCCAGAAGCAATCAGAAAACTAATCAAAGGAGAAGATAACAATGACTAAAAGATATTCATTTTGGTACTCAGAAGTAGATACATTCAAAGGATACTTTGATGCAGAAAACATAGAGCAAGCAGATGAAATGCTAAAAATGCTAAATAATGGAGACATTGGTTTAGATGACCTTTCTAATTTTACAAAAGTTTCTAAAGATTATGAACTAATTGCTGAACAAGCAGAATTGGAGGGATAATGCCTAAATACGCATTCAACTTATGGGAAGAAAGTAAGTGGGCTATTTCTTTTGAAGCAGATAGCCTAGAACACGCGAAAGAACTTTTGCAGGAAGCAGAAGAAGACATGAGCATAGATGACCTACCAGAGATGGAGCGCTATTTTAGAAAAGGTAGCGAAAACTGGGACATTGAGACACTTCAAGAATATAACATAAAGGATAACTAATGAGCGAAATGAAAGCGCTACAAGCACTAGTAAATGAAACAGTCCTAAACGCTAAGTATGTGGAACAGTTTGGTGAGCCAGAGGTAAATACAATTCCTTTACTTGTAAAACACCTAACAGCACTACAAGCGTCTAGCACTTTTGCACTAAAGCGTGCAGAAAATCTATTGAGGAGGAAAAATAATGACTAAATATGTAAAGCACCTAACACTAGAAGAACTTGCTGAAAGATTGGCAGGCGAATTAGTTGACACACACAGGGATACTGGTATAGACTTAGGCTACTGGGAAACCGCAAGAGAACTCGTAGAGCGATTTTACGATGTCCGAGTACACCTAACCATTTCTAAAAAGGAGGCAAAATAATGGGTAAGATGAAAGATATTTACACAGACCTACAAGATGTAGAAGTAATTCTATTGGAGGAGGCTCAAAGTAGCGAGCAAGCGTAAGTGTGGCTTTTGCATGACTGGCCATCACCAGAATTGCAAGCCCACTATTATATATTATGATAAGATATGGCATTGTGAATGCGAGTGCCGAGAGACAAAGGAGAACGAATGAGTATATATACAATCCACCAGCGAGCCGAAATTTGGTACGAAGTCAAAGTTGAGGCAGACTCACCAGAAGAAGCCAGGCGAAAGGCTTGGGAAAATGATGTCCTAGATGGCTGGGAGCAGTTGCCAGATAGTCTAACTTTTCAAGATGAATTTGACATCATGGAAGTAGAGGAGGTAGAATGACTAACCAAATATACTGCCCACAATGCGACGAGATAACTTCTCAGGGCGCATTAGATAAATGGGGCATGTGTCACAACTGCGAAAAGCAGACATGCCCAGAATGCGGACAAGTGTTCTGCAACCACAACTATTCCTAAGGAGGAACAAAATATGAAAAATACATACAGCATTGAAAGGGCTCTAGTAGCCACTACACCACGCCACCTAGTAACTGCGACAGGTTTGCCTATTACCAGTTTTAGAGTGGCACACGCGTTCACTAAGCCGTCTCACGACGGGGGTAGAGAACAGTCACACACTAACTGGTTCACTATCACATCTTTTGGTGAACTAGCCACAGAGATGGCAGAGAAAGTCTCTAAGGGTAACCGCATAGACCTTACTGGGCTATTGTTTATTAGGGATTGGGATAATGGCGAAAGGGCTGGAACTTCTGTTGAAGTTGAAGTTACAGAATACGCAATTCGCTACCCTGAGCCACCAGCAACACGCACACACGACTGCAACTGCGTAGATTGCGTAAAGTAGTAAAGTGTGCTATGCTTTTCATCCAAGCAAAAGGTTTGGATGTCAACACACAGGCTTTGCCTGTAAGATATGGAGGAAATATGAATAAATCTATTCTAAAAATCAACGGAGAAGTAAACGATGTAGTGGTAGTCGCACAGCCCTTTACTCACGAAGCACCATCAGGATTCTTTGATGGGCTTGGTGACTATGAGGTAGTTGGCGTGGAGATTGGCGAATCAGCCGGTAGCGGTCTATTTGTTGCTAAGGTAATTCTAAAGTCAGATAACGAGCCAACTGTCGAAAACATGAACACCCTTATCGAGGAGTTCCCAGACAGCAAGGTTGTATTACTGCTCGATACCGATACTGGCGTTTATGTTGCTAGCGCTGATGGTGCGGTAGCGGTATAGTATGACACGATTATCGCCACACGCAAAGGCCAGTTTGGATGCTCTGGCAGAAAAACATGTTGCCTACACTATTGCTAAGGCGACTATCGAAGCCCAGCTAAAGCAGGAGTTAGCCGAGAGACTGTCTAGTTATAAACAAGAACGAGACATGGCTCTCAGGCTAGCCTGCGAAGCAGGTGTGCCACGCACACAGTTGGGTAAAGCGATTGGCACTAGCAACTATGCTACTGTTCAAGAGATTTTGGCTTTGACCGAAGTTGTTGAACATAGTTCAAGTGGCAACGGCAATTGGAGTCTAGTACAGGTATCATCAAATGTTTGGAGTCTATCCGTCAAGAACATTGGTGTCCAGAATCTTTCTGGTGTCGCTGAAGTTGATTTGACTGGGGATGAAATCGTTTATGTGTCTGGTGACGCTTTTGTTGTTCCACAAATATATATGAATGGTTATGCTGATGAAGTATTGGAGAACCGATAACAATGTTTAGAGTCATGGTCGTATTGCTTATATTTTCGCCTTTATGGCTTCTTTTACCTATCGCCATCTGGTGTATTAGAAAAGAGCGTAAACGAGATGTAGCACTTTACGACCATGGTTCAGACATTGGTATTTCAGCAAATTATTGGGCAGACTAAAGGAGAAAATAAATGACATGGTATGAATATGAAGAAGATGATTTTATAGATAGTTCAGAGTATGTTGATTACGATGAAATCAGGGAAGACCTTGTTTGGTTACAGGGTGTTGTTGACGACAATTTGGGTCAAGGCAATCTGTATGTCTATCTAAATGTTACTAGTCCTAACGAATATGAAGTATGGTTTGAAAGCCATCTTCTTGATGGTCATGTTTTTGAGGCAACTGTTGATGATTTGTTTACTCAAATCAAACTAAATTTCCCTGACTACGACTGGGACATCTAATGGATAATCCTTTGATACCTTATGAGTATCAAGAGGGCGATATTCAAAAGATTGTAGCAAACTCTGGTAATGGTATTGTTGCCACTCAAGTCGGTGGTGGCAAAACCCTTATTGCAGTTGAAGCCTCTAAGCGTTTAGGCTATAAGGTCAATCTTGTTATCGCACCTAAGGGTACTCATAAAAGGGCTTGGGAGCGCACCATTATGCGTCAAATACCTAACGCTAAGGTATTTTACATTTCTTCTAGCAAGGACGGCAAGCAGGCTTACAGCAATCTTTATGATGGTGTGGCTGGCTGGTATCTTATTAGCCCAGAGTTTTTCAGAAAGATGCATTGGGGTCTTATGCCAGTAGAGTTTGCTGTGTTTGATGAAGCACACCGTGCCTCTAATCGTAAGAGTAAGACTGCGAGCGCTCTCAACACATTGAAGTCTCGTGGAAAACTGGCCATGTCTGGAACTATTGCAGGCAATAAGATTGAGGGCTTTTACAGTATTATTCGCTGGGTTTACCCAGAGGTTGCTGGTCGTTCTTATTGGTCTTGGGTTGATAAATATATGGCAACTAAGATGGATTTCTTTGCTGGTAAGCAACCTGATGGTGAGAAAAATCCAGGAATGATTGTAAATAGTATTCCTTGCTATATTCGCCACCTAAAGCGTGAACGCTGTTGCGACTTGCACCCTAATGGTATTGACAATCAGTTGCCACCGGTAACTACTGAGCAGAGAACTGTAACGCTATCTATGGAGCAAAAGCGTATCTATAAGAAGTTAGAAAAAGATTTGCTTGTTTGGCTTGGAGATAACCCTATGGTTGTTGAAGTCCCTGTTGCTATGCGTGTCAGGTTGCGTCAGATTACTTTAGGTGTGCCTACTGTGGCTGAAGATGGCTCTGTGGGCTTTGCTGATGATTGTGTTTCATCTAAGTTGGACGAGTTGTTTGAAATTATTTCTGACAGCCCTAGTGGTGAGCCTATGCTCATTTTGACACATAGCCAAAAGTTTGCTAGAGTAACTACTAAGCGTTTGCAAAAGGCTGGGTTCTATGCTGTTGAATGGTCTGGTGCTACTCCACAGAAGTTTCGTGATGGTTATCTAGAAGACTTTATCGCGGGTAAAATTCAGTTTATTGTTGCAGTTATTTCTGCTATCGGTGAGGGTACTGATGGCTTGCAGGAGTCTTGCTCTACTGTTGTGTGGTTGTCTAAAGATGATAATCGCTTGATGAACGAGCAGGCTTCTGGGCGCTTAGACAGGCAGGGTCAGAAAGGCTCAGTAATCTCTTACGAGATTATTGCCGAAGATACTTACGATGAGGGTCAATTGTCAAAACTTGTCAAAGACCAGTTGGCTATGAATAATAGTCTACGAAATAAAGAATAAGAGGTAGTATGTTGAGTAAATATGATATAGAAACAATGACTGATGGCCAGCGAGAAATTCTGGCTGTCGGCATGAAGATGGAGCAAGATAGAATCCTAAAGATTCTTGAAGAGCAAAAGATTGAGTTAGCGGAACTAAACAATGGCATAATTTCAGCGACCCTTGCTTTGATTGAGGCTAGGATAAAGATGGGTGGTCTTATATGAATGTAAAAGGTGTTGCTATTGTGCTTTGTGCTTCAATGTTATGCTTCAATGTCGGCCCCCAACACATGGCTCATAAAGAAAAAAGTGGGCAGACTGTTCATGCAAAAGATTTTTTTAAATCTTTTATAGACAAAGTAGTAACAAAAAATAATCGTAAGCCTGAAAACATAAAAGCTTACACATTATCTTCAATAAAAGAATATGGCTGGAATTCTACACAGTATTCTTGCTTGTATTCTTTATGGAAGAAAGAGTCTAACTGGCATTGGTATTCGTATAATAAAAGTTCTGGCGCTTATGGTATTCCACAGGCAACTCCAGGACGCAAGATGCGCCATGCTGGTAAGGACTGGAAAACTAATCCTTTTACTCAAATTAAATGGGGTCTTAGTTACATCAAGCGCAACTATGGAACTCCATGCAATGCTTGGCAACACTCAAAAGTTCATAACTGGTATTAGGAGGTTAAATGTCAGAGGTAAATGTTATTATGGTAATTGTTGGTTTTCTCTTGCTTATGTGGTTTGCAAGAGTTATAGATAGGAGAGATGATGAATAAATTTGAAGTAAATCTTGCAAAAAAGTTTGAGGAGGCACATAGCCTTTTAGTGCGCAAGCATGAAGATTATGGACCAAAAAACATTGCACAAGCTCCAGGCGGAGCAATCAATGGCTTGCGTGTGAGAATGCATGATAAGATGGCTCGTATCAACCATTTGTTTGATAACAGCCTTGACCCAAAAAACGAGAGTTTGCGAGACTCTTTTATTGACCTTGCAAACTACGCTATTATTGCACTTATGGTGCTAGATGAGGAGTGGCCTAATGAGTGAGTATGAGATTATAAACGAAGATACCGGTGAGATAGAAACTTTTAAAACTGGTATTGACATTAAGCAACTTGAAGAGTATAATCAATGGAAGATTGACCAAATGCTGAATCCTCCTACTTATTCTCCACAAGAGTATGCTAGGTTTGTGGAATCAGAAGAAGCAAAGAAAATTATAGCTGAGGCTAAGGATTATTTATCTTTCTATAACAGGGGGACTGATTGGCCACCAGAGTTAATTGAGACTTTAGATAGGATTTTAGATGGCAGAGAAAAATAACATAACTGGGTTTGAGCCAGTTTATAATGAAATTAAACATGAGTTTCAGGAGGAGAACATGGAAGAACCTATTGTTATACCAGTACCTAAGGCGAAGAAAGATTCGCCACGAATAAATCCTGACGCTAGACCTGTGCTTTATACAGCGATTACTTTAGTTTCAATCCTGATGATTTCATCTTTTGCTGTATCTTTTACTGGAATCTATGAAGTCTCAGCATGGACTGGGCTACCAACATTCCTGCAGTGGCTACCAGCATTATTTATTGATGCTGCAATTCTTGCTTACACGATTGCTTTGATTGTGTTTAAGGCTAGAGGTGAATCTGTTTGGAGAACTCTTGGCGGACTTACCGGTTTTGCTTTGATGTCTGTTATTGCAAATGTCAGTCACACTTTATCTTTTTGGAATGGAAGTTTGACAGATTTTCGCGCTTGGATTGGTGTGCTAATTACGGCTTCAGCTCCAATTGCTGTTCTTTTGGCTTCAGAAGAAATTACTCGACTTGCATTTGAAAAGAGCGAGGACTAAAATGGGTAGACCAAGAGGAGCGATTAGTCACAAGGAGAATAAAGGTAGGGGTAAGGGTGGCTACACCATAAGCACATTTGATTATGCGGTTATGGGCATTAAGCCCGAAGCCATGCCTGCTCAAAGAAGACTTCACTCTGCTATGCAAGAATTAGCAGATGAGGGTTTATACGCAAAGTGTTACGGCAATTCATATTGGTATACCGATTATGATGGCCGTGGCTTTGAGGATGAAAATGGTAATGGGGCTTTAAGAAGTTTAACTGTTGATGAGTGTGAAGAGCTCTGCAATGGTTGCCCTTTGCTAAAAGTATGCTATGATTTTGCAGTAGCAAACGATGAAAAACATGGTATCTGGGGTGGCATTAACTTTGGTGCTGACTACGATGCTTTATTTGATATGGAGGATGATTAACAATGATTGCAGATTCAAGAATTAAAGAAATGACTCTCGGCTTATTTAAGTTAGAGTCAGAGCGTGACCAGCAGAAGAAAGTCGGTGCATCTGACTTCTCTGACCCTTGTGAATATCACTTGGCAAAGAAGCTTCTGGGCATTGCGCCAAGCGAGTTTAAATACTTCCTTGGGGCTAAGATTGGCACAGCCACCCATGAGTTCCTAGAGGCTCGTATACCGCAGATTAACCTAGAAGATTATCCAGAGTTTGCGTCCGCTCAAATCGAGCAAACTATTACTATCGGTGAACTTGAGGGTTATGGTGTTATAAAGTCTAAGCCTGACCTTGTGCTCGTTGATGGTAAGCACCTAATTGACTGGAAGACTAGCAAGCGTGACAAGTCTAAGCAGATGCAGGCAGTCATTGATGGTATCGCCAAGGATACTAAGGTTGCGGCTGAGGCTAAGTACTCCTTATCTAAGTATTATGCTCAGGCACAGATTTATGCTTATGGCCTAAACAAGTCTGGAACTGAAGTTGATGCTTGTTCTCTAGTATTTATTAATCGTGATGGAACTTATGACCCAGATATTTGGACTTGGACTTTCGCTTATGACGAGAGTGCTGGTCAACAGATGTGGGATAGACTTGAGCGTATCTGGAATGAAGTTTCGGGTGACCGTGATATTGAGGACTTCCCTAGAGACCCTGAGTGTTTTACTTGCAAGGTTCTAGAACCAGTGGAGGAAACAGCATGATAATACCCAAGTATTTTGCAAAGCGTTTTTTCTTGGTTGTGATTCTTCCAAGAACTTTGTGGAGAATTTTTGTTGGCTCAATATTCTTAACCTTAGTTCCAGAAATAGAAAACACAACTACTAAACAGTTTATTGCTGTGCTAGGTACTGGCATCATGATTGGTGCAGTTTTTGGTATTTACAGAGCAATAAGAGTCTTATTCGCCGATGGTGAACAAGCAAAATAATTGGTCAAACAGACCGATTGAATATGATATACTCTATTTACAGACACTAAGGAGGTCCAAATGAGTAATTTACTACCACTGCCTTTCGAGGCACATATCAAAAAAGCACAAGCGCTTAACACACCTAAAACTATTCTGATTTATGGTGACCCTAAGCGTGGCAAGTCTTGGCTTGCCGCATCAGCCGCAGAGATTGCTGAACTGTCACCGGTTCTTGTAATCGATACTGAGGGTGGTTCTTCTGCTATTGCTAGAGACTGGAAAGATGTTGATGTCGTTGAGGCTGATACGCATGAAAAGTTCCAAGCAATTGTTACATCTCTAACATCACAGCCACACAAGTATAAGACAGTTATTGTCGATACACTTGGCGTATGTATGGATAGAGCAGAAAAATTCTTTGGCGAAAAGCCTGAGAATAAGAATAACAAGTTTGGCCGTTGGGGCGACTTGAAGAACTGGACGAATGATTTTATTCGTGCATTCCATGGCGCACCATTCCTGTCAATCATTGTTACTCACGCACAGGATGAAAAGGACGAGAACACTGGGGCAGTAAAGACTATCCCAATGCTCCCAGGCTCATCTAAGGGAACGCTTCCAGCAATCCCAGACATCATTGGTTACATGACCAGTGAGAAGACCGAGGACGGTGTACAGCGTGTGCTATACTTGCAGTCCTCAGACCGATTGGTTACTGGTAACCGCTTCGGCCTTGCACCAAAAATGTATGCACCAAGCATCAAAAAAATCATCGATGAAATCAAAACCGTAGGAGGTAAAAAATAATGACAATTATTAACATTTCAAGTTCAGACCTAGCAACACAGTCAACTGGACAGTATGACGCACTACCTAAAGGCACATACTCAACCACAATTTACTCAGCAGAACTTGTTGAAGTAAAGAGCGGTGAGAACGCAGGCAAGCCACAGCTAAAGCTTCAGCTAAAGGTTGCCGACGGTGAGGAATTTGCAAACCGTCGTCTGTTTACTTATGTTCCACTTTACACAGGTAAGGCATTCTGGAAGACACAGGCTTTCTTCACAGCCCTTGGCTATGACATGAAAGCAGGTAACTTCCAAGTTCCATCAATCGAGGAACTACTTGGCCAGTCTATTGGGGCTAAGGTTACTGTTGTCACTAACAGCGTTTCTGGTGACGACGAAAACAATGTGGGTGGGTTCACAGCCGCAACCACAGGCAACATTGATGCAGTTCTAAAGTCAATGGGCGCAACACCTGCTTCTACTGGGGATATTTGGTAGAATAATGGGCAACCCTGAGCATGGTTTAAAACTGCTCATAAGCCCCCACTGGTGTAGTATTGGTTTTCACTCCTTTATCTGATACAGTTCGAGTTCGATTCTCGGCCGGGGCACTTAAAAAGGAATAGTAAATTGGAGGTATTGAATGGACATCAAGAATTTTTTTGAGACAGTGCTAGGCATTGGCTCTGGTTACGCAACTATCGTTACAAAGGATAACGCTGGTCAGCCTACTGTGCAAAAATTCTTCAGTTATCCTGACGAGATGGAAGAGATGTGTCGATATGCTGAAGCTCGCGCTGGGCATGATGTTTATTTTTCTCCTATTCTTTTTCATGAGCAGAGACGCATTCGCGAAAATGCTAAAACTGTTTCTGCTGTTTATGCAGACGCAGATACTTGTGACCCTAAAAACTTTAGACTTGCCCCAACCATCAGTGTTAAAACTTCTGAGGGTCGCTGGCATGCATATTGGGTTCTCGACAAGGAGGCTGACCCACAGCGCGTAGCACTGCTTGCAAAGCAGATTGCCTATGGACACAAGGACCAAGGCTGTGATTTGTCAGGTTGGAACCCAACTAAACTTCTTCGTGTGCCAGAGACGCGCAACACTAAGTATGGCGATAGCCAAACTGTTGACGCTACTACTAACGGCCTTGTTTATAAGATTGAAGAGATTGAATCTATTTACGCTGATGTTCAGGTAGATAAGGTGCTAGACATATCTTTACAGCCTAAGCCTGAGATTACTCCAGAAGTTTATGGCGTGCTCATGAAGATTAAGAGCAACCCTGAAATCCTGTCTTTGTTTAGCGATACACCTGCACCTAATGCTGACTATAGTAAGATGCTTTGGAAGCTGGAGCTAGAACTTTTTCGTCAAGGCCTTACTGCTGAAGAAGTATTTGCTGTTGCTAAAAGCTCTCGCTGTAATAAATATATTCGCACAGATAGGCCACGCAGGGCTGACCCCGATGGCGACCTGTGGCGTGAGGTTCTTCGTGCACAGCAAACCTTTGAAGTTAATCCGACTGTTAGCATTGTTGTTAATGAAGTAGTTGATGAACCTATTGAGCAGGACATTGTTGTTTCTTTGCTAAATGAAGAAGAGCGAAAAGTTGTAGCAAGTAGCCCAACCTTTATTGACAAGTATGTTGACTGGGCTAGAACTAAAACTGATGGTGCAGTTGAGTATCAGATAGCAAGTGCATTTACTTTGCTATCAGCTTGCTTTTCTGACATTGGTTATGCTACGCCAAAGTATGGCAAGCTTGGTCTGAATGTTTGGTTCATGCTACTTGGTGAGACCACACTGTCTCGCAAGTCAACAAGCCGTCAGTTGATGCTACGAATGCTTCGCTCGTTTGAAAAGTTTGCTGGTTACCAGATTGATATTGGTTCTAACGTAACTGCTGAAGCTTTGGTTAAGCACTTATCTGGTCGTGACAAACTTACTTCACTGTTTCATCGTGATGAGGTTCAGGGTATGTTCAAAGAGTTTGTGACTAAGACTTACATGGCTGCTGCTGCAGACCAGTTTACAGAGCTCTATGATGGGCACGTACCGGTTATTATTCGTGCTACCGGTGCATCATCATCCGTTAAGGCTGTCCAGTCTGAGCGGGCTGAGACAAACTTTATCATGTATCTTATGGGTATCACCAGCAAGGTTGCAGAGATTCTAACTGTTGATTATTTCCGCAGTGGCTTCCTTGCACGATTTGTTTATGTAATTGCTGACACACCAGAAAGAACTTATGAGAGTGAAGCTATTGAGCAGTCTGCTGAACAGGAAGTCATTAAGCAGGATGATGAGATGGAGGCTATCGTACGCTCACTATATGACAGTACTCTTTACTGGCAGAAGAAAGGCGCACCTTTTCCGCGCCCTGTGAGAATGACTGACGAAGCTTTAGCAAGGTTCAACACATTCAAGTGGGATATGGGAAACTATAGCAAGGGTCACTCTAATGAAGATTCTATTGAGCCTGCTCGTCAACGCCTAGCGTTGTCTATTTGGAAGTGTGCGGTATTGCTAGCAATGTATGACAAGTCTGATGAAGTTGAAGTTAAGCATGTCCTTATTGCTGTGCACTACGCAGAGCAGTGGTTCCGTAATCTCGTACGCATGGCAGGTGCTATCTCAGCATCAGAGTGGCAAAGAGAAGTAGATGAACTGGAAATGTTGCTTTCATCTAAGGGTGGACGCATGAAGTATGAAGATGCTTATAAGAAGTTTGGCAATAAGCGTAAGCGTGAGTTTGACGAGATGATTGATGCCCTGAAATCGCAAGCAAGAATAGTAGTTAAAGTAGAAAACATGAGAACTTATTTGGAGGTAACTAAATGATTAACGCAACACATCAGCTACAAGCAATCAATCTGGCTATTTGGATTAGGGATAACTCAAAAAAAATTGAAAGAGAAGTCTTGATTTATAATATTCAAGACCTTGCCGAGTATGACATATTCTCAAATCGTCAGATACAAGCTATCTGTCGAAACGAATTAAGCTATACGACAATTGGTGGCTACACCCAAAAGAAGAGCAAGAATGGTGGCAATTTAAATCCAGAATCATTGGAAGACTTGAGGGATATTCTTTTCTCTAAACACAATGACCAGATAAATTATAAAGCAATTGAGCGAGCCCTGCAGGCTGGAACATCTCAAGGTATGATTTCGAAACTCACAGGCGTGGCGCAGTCTACTATCAGTAAGCATTTTGGAGGTTAAAGTGGTAAGCATTTTTAGTCAGAAAGCAAAGTATGAAGATGTGCTTTTAGAGCGTGAGGCCGTAAGGTTTCACTACTGGAGGCACACTCAAGGCCACAGAGACACTCTAGCTATTCAGTGTTTTCAATTTATTGAGTCCAAGATATTGGATGGGTCTCAACAGGCTAAAGATATTAGAGCTGAAGTGTATAAGCGTTGAGAAGGATGCTGTGCCTAGACCCAGGTGGCAAAACCGGTTTAGCAATATTTGATTTTGAGGCAACTTCTGAGGCAAATTTAATTCATTATGAAGAAGTCCCAGATGGCCTTAATGGCTTTATTGCTTGGTATAAGGCCAACAGGCCGGCTTACAGCTGGGATGTAGTTGTGTGTGAGAACTTTACTTTGAGGACCTCAGTAACCTTTCCAGACCTTTCTCCAGTGTATATTATCGGCGCACTAGAGGCACTAGAGCTACCTAGAGAAACAATTTATCAAGCACCATCACAAAAACACTTGTGCGACGATGCTAGACTTAAAGTAATGGAATTACATAAACCTGGCCTTGGCCACGCAAATGATGCCATCAGACATGGTATTATTTATTTGAGGAACAGTAGGCACATGCCGACACTTAAGAAAGGATGGGCAGATAATGAGCTGTAAGCTTTGTACACTTCTTCCAAACGAAGAACTAGAATC